CACACCCTCACCCCCTCACACCCTCACCCCCTCAGCCCACAACCCCCATCCCAGAGAGGAGCCAGGTCCAGGTCGCGTCAGTCACGCTGCGTCTCGTCCCAGATGTGGATGGTGCGCGCAGTCCCTGTCGCCCGGGTCGTCGTGCCCTGGGTCCACAGCCTCGTCATTCGCCTGTTCGAGTCGCGCTCGTCCCTCAGCAGGCGGGTGAACAGGCGGGTGTCGGTCTGCCACATCCACACCACCAGCAGGAGGGCAGGCACGTACACCATGCTCGCCGCCAGCAGCCCGAGGAGGAACGTCACCATGCGACCGGGTCACCCTCGTCGTCAGTCCCCTCGCTGTAGGCAGCAGGGAAGGGGTACACCACCAGGGGGGTCTTGGGGCCGACCCAGGCACCCACGATGTTGAACTGGGCGTACTCCTCGGCCTCCTCCTCTGTCATCTCGTCGTCGTCGATCAGGACGCTGATGATCTTCTCCCACGAGTACACGGCCACCAACTCCTCACCCACCCTCTGGGCGAACCCGATCAGGGCCTCGTCGAACCCGTCGAGCAGGAGGGTGGCCTCCTCCATGTCCTCCAGGTACTGTTGAATGTGCTCACGCTTGGGCATGGCTACTCCCTTTCGCAGTCTCGTAGGCCCACACGGCCTCCTTGATGAGTGGTTCGATGCCGGCAATGCTAGTCGCCACAGAGGCGAGGTTGTCGGCAAAGTAGGTCAGGCTCATGAGGGCCTCCTCCAGTTCGTGGATGCGCGCCCTCAGCACGGCCATCTTTATGGCGTCATGATCCATTCCTCGCCTCCAGCCACTTACGGAGGGGCGACATGATGCTCCGATGGCACCAGAACTCAATCACCCCATCAGGGCGCCTTGACTTCTTGATGAGGGACTCGTCGTCACAGTAGAACAGGGGACCCCAGGAGCCAGGGGCGACGACCTCGTACCAGCCGTCCTCGTCAGGCTGGCGGCGGCACAGGCAGGGGACCTCATTCCCATCGAGCACGACAAGGGCAGCGCCATACGACTCGGGGTGCTCGTCTGCCACCCGCTGGAGGTTGGTCGTCCACCAGAGGTTGATGTCGTGGCTGGTCATCAGTTCGGTCATTGGTTCGCCATCCAGTAGGCGAAGTTGGCTTCGCGCCTCTCCTGGGTGCACTCATGGTCAAGTTCGCAGTAGCAGTCGTAGTACGGGAACTGGGTGAAGCACGTGTCGCACACAGTCACGAAGGTCAGGTACGAGAAGCCCTTGGGCTGGGGCGCACCACAGCAATGCCAAAACTCACTCATAGGGCTTCCAACCTTCGACGATGTAATACGCGCTCAGGGTCTTGTGCCGGCCACCCTTGCTCATGAGGACGCCGGGATTCCCTGTGACCTCACAGGTGACGGCGCAGAGCAACTCGGCCCCACGGACAAGTGCGTCGAGGCGCTCACGATACTCCTCGCTGGAGGGCTCGTAGTAGTAGCGCAGGCCCCCGAACTTCTCCTTGACCTGGTGCAGGACATAGTCAGGGTCGACGGCACTCATCGTCTCGTCCAGACCCACGATGGTCTGGTGCCAGCCGGGGTCGCAGTCCACGGAGGTGATCCAGCCGGGGGCGAACCTCCTGAGGACTGGGCCCAGATCGGCGGTCACTTCGTCCCCCACAGTGATTCGATACGCGCCCACACGGCGTCATCCACGAAGGTCTGATGGAAGGGGTCGTGCTCGGTGCCCCTGATTTGGTCGGGAATGTCCGGCCTCACCTTGTATTTGCTCTCCCTCAAAGACAACCCCATCGCTATCAGCGACAAATGTGCGCCCATCAGCAAATTGACCGGCGTTGGGTGTCCTCTGTAAACGCCTCAGGTGTCCGTCGTAAAAGGTGTCCTCGTAACAGTCTCGTTCGCCCCACCCCTGTGCTTGTTGAACCAAGTAAATGAATGCTCCGTACACGGCGATGAAGAAAATCACCGAGCCAAAGATGAACAACGAAACCTGCGACATGACTACTTCTTACTCCCCGACGAGGAAGCGTTGATGACAAAACTCCCAAGAGCGAGAATAGACGGAACCCACACGCCGACAAAAATGCCGTTGAGTCTGTCGGTTTCTGATGCGTTGTTCGCAAAGTACAGACCGACGCTGACTCCTAGGCTGACGGCGGAGGCACCGAGCGTCGTGATCAAGAGTGTCTTTTTGGATTTCATTGGGTTTTCCTCATTTCTGTGTGGGTGGATACTCGGGGTGAACCCCGCGAAACTGATAACGATTGTTGTGTTGTTGGGTTATGTCTATCTGCCCTCCAACACCACGGGTTTCGGCAAGGCGATTTGCCATGAGGTTTTCTTCTTTATTGAAGAAGAGGCATGGCTCGGCTTCCATCATCGCTCGCACTAGCGTATTGATTTGTATGTTAGTACCGCTGACGGATTGCTCTTTTTCGTATTCGATTATGTCGTAGGTGTCTCTGCTCGTCATACGGTCATACTACCTGTTCTTGGCTCGTTCGCAAATTGTTTGTTCCATGGCAAAAGACGATGTAGGTCACTTGTCGGCCTCACGATCGGCCTTGGGGTCACGGACCTCATACAGACCACGCTTGATGTTGCGGAACAGGTCGGGCCTGTCCTTGATGACCTTGAGTGCGGTGGGGTACGAAATGCTTCCGATCTCGGCCACATCAAGGGGCGTGACCTGACGATAGGTGTTCTCGTCGCACCACTGGTAGACCTTGTTGTACTTGTCGGAGCGCTTCTCCTTGCGCTGCGGCTCCACCTCCTTGTCGATGCCCATCTCGTCGAGGACGCGCTTGGCGATGTCGGGAGGCAGCATGTACTGGCTGATGATGGTGGGGTTGATAGCGCTACCGAACTTCTGGATGACGTAAAACGCGCGCATCTCTTCGGTGACCTGACGGAGCCTTTCCGTGGGGGCTCTGAAGGGGCCGAACTCGTCGTTCAGTTCCTTCATGCGCTTCTTGCATCGGGCGAGGGCTTGCTCTTCGGTGAGTGACATAGTAGTTCCTTCCTGTCAATCGGAGTCTATCGGACTGTTACGCGCCAGTCAAATTACCAGGTGCTTGATGTCGATGACTCGGGTCGTGTCGGGAGCGTACTGTGACGGCTCCCCTCGCTCCCACGCCTCGTCGTACCGCATCCAGCCATGCAGGTGGACCTCACGGAACTCTGGCACCACGGCATGAGCCACCCACAGGACGAGCCCCTTGCCCAACTGGTGCTTGCGTACGGCGGCGGCGGTCCCTGTACGGATGCGTCGGACTTCGATGTTGCGACCCACGTCGGGCAGGTCACGATACTTGTTGTGCTCGGAGACGTGCCAGACGTGTGCCGGCCAGTACCTGTTGGTGTGTTTGGCTACGGCGAGTTCACAGATCGCTGAGGCGACCTGAGCAGTGCGGTTGTCCTCCATGCGCTTGGCGTCATAGTGGGCGGCGTCCTGCTTGGACCAGTTGGCAGTGAACCTACGGATGCCCACGTTGCAGGCATGCTCGTACTCCCATGCCTCAAGGGTGATGGGGACCATCAATCGCCCTCAATCATGATGCGGTATGCCTCGGCAAAGAGGGCATCGGTACTGGAGTGCCACTGCTCGGTGGGGATCACGGGGGTCGTCTCGTTGTTCCAGGCGTCCCTGTGGTCGTCCTCGGCTCGGCAGTAGTCCACGATGAGGCTTTCGAGTCGCTCAATGTAGTCGGCGGCCTCGGACATGATCTTGAAGGGGGGCTGCTGGTCGTCCCGGTTGCGCAGGCGGGTCTTGATGTCCTCGCTCACTCGGCCTCCTCGTAGGTCTCGGCAAAGATGTCGGGCTTGCAGGGGTAGAACTCTCCACGGACACCCTGGATGATCCAGTCCCCGGTATCGGCCCTCATGGTGCCTTCAGGGGTTTCGATCTCAACGTACACGTGGTCCTTGCGACCATCGAAGTAGAAAGTCTTGACACTGTTGCCGGCGCACCACTTGACGACCTCAAGGATGTTGTCCTTGGTGATCTGTCGCGCTTCGATGACGATCGGCTTCTTGCGGTACTTAGGCATTGCCCCTCCTCTGTAAGTGTGAGTAGTTTCGCGACTTGCTCACGAGGTCGTCCTCTTCGGTTCGTTTGACTGCGAGGCACAGTGCTATGTCACGGGGAGTACCGATACCCCGTAGCGCAGTTTCAAGTCATGCTAGGGACAGAGGCGCAAGGGGGGCGACCCCCGCATTCCTCATCGGCATAGTGGACTCGTTCCCCTCCGCCGACGAGAGGTTCACTACCCTGCCATCGATATTGCAGTCGATGACCCCACGACGGCTGCAACCGATCCTGGGTGGTTCCCTATGAGGGGTTTCCCCCTCCGCTCTGGGCCTAAAGGCTGTTTTACATCGCCCAGACGATGCCACCATCACTTGGTGGGTGCGACTCGCTTGTCCGCACTGACGGGCATGGGGATGGCGTCGCCGGTCTTCCATACCGAAACGCGCGAACGTCGTGCACCAGTCGCCCAGTCATTGTAGCCACGGATGAGCGTCGGGATCAACCAGTCGGCAACGTCAGTCGGACGATGGGTCGCGGAGAACGTACGGATGATGTAGTTCCGCAGGGCCAGGATGGGCGACGTTGGGCGAAGGCCAGCGCCGTCCTGGAGTCGGCTGATGAAGTAGTCAGCGCCGTCGTAGTCAGCGCAGTACAGGATGTACGACACGACTCCGGCAACTCCGCGGGGGAGCCCGATGTTGCGCAGGGTGCCCCCACGACTGTCAGCGAACTCGAATGCGGTGCGATTCGCATCGAAGTACGACACCAGGTCGTCACGGGTGTACTTGTCCATGTACTTGTGGTCGGCCAGCGAGACACCATCGAGGTACTGCATCACAGCCTTCGTGTTACTCGCCTGCTGGTTACCGCTCTTGATTCCGTGCGAACGGAACACATCGCCCATGGAGCGCTTCATGCCCGTGTCCATCACGTTGAACGTGTCCTCTTCCACCCCGGCGATCACCACTGTGGTGAGGGGGATGTTCGACTCCACGACTGCGTGCAGGCGATGCTGTCCATTCAGGAGGCGGCCACTCTTGCCGAAGATGATGGGCTCACCCGTCAACTTCCAGTTGCCAGCCTTCATCTCACGAGCCCAACGCTCCACGCGCGCCTTACGGACGTTGCGATTGCCGTGGTTGCTCGTTTCCAGGATTTCCTTCGCCTGCTTCGGCGTGATGGTCCTGACTTCCGTCACCAGTTTGGTGCCGCTCATATTGCTTCCTCTTTCTGTCTAGTCGGTTTGACTTGAGTGCAAACCTATCGGTTGTGTACCGCTCTGTCAACTCGGAGAGCGACTCTCTCTGTGACTCGGCACAACGAATCCTACGGATGTAGTTACGCGCTGTCAACTCGGAGGCGTTTTACCTGGTCAGGCGCGCAATATCGTCTGCGGAGAGGAACACGAGTCCGTGCTTGATGTTGCCGAACGAGTCGATGACGAGGTCCACGGAGAACGCCTCCAGTCCGAGCATCCCAGCGATCCTTGACTGGATGTGCTGGTGCTTGATCTCCGCCATGAAGTCGATCTCGTCTAGGGGCCCTTCGGGGAGGCTCGGCCCCTTGGTCTTGAACTGCGTGGCCTTGAGGCACTCGGTACATGCAATATGTAGAGCGCCGCTCTGACGCTTGCGCACCAGGGTGTGCCCGCACGACAGGCGGTGACGATAGGTCACCTCTCCCCAGTCACCCTCACGGATGATGTCGAGTACGGCCCTACGGGGAGCCCTCTTGGCGCTCAGTGGCTCTGCAGCCATTCACGGCCCCTCTGAATCGCCTCATCGTGCTTGTGCGAAATGGGATTGCTGAGAAGGGTGAACCATTCTTGGGCAATGTATTCAGGGAGGCCGGCACCATTCAGCAACTCCTGCCGCGTTGGTACGGGGAACCGCTGGGCGAGTTCGTCCATGATGCTGTTGGCCTCTTCAGTAGCCACCTCACGACTAGCCAGCCACGACTCAAGGTGCTTGATGACGTTCTCGTCGATGGGCGTACTGCCTCGGGTTGAGGCGAGCCACACGATGTCCTGCACGAAGTTCGGGGGAGCCATCGAATCGTCGAACGACTTCGTCCTGACGAAGACGGATGCGTACTCGCGGATTTCGTTGGGGATTGTCTGGGCGACCTGTGATGCCTTCATGGCGGGTGATCCTAGCGTGTCGATGACTGCGGAAAAGCAAGAGGGCCCGGGGGTTAGCCCGGGCCCTCTCGTCACAAGAGACTTCGTTCTGGGGGGGGGATCAGAACGGATCGTCGTCTTGGACGGTCTTGCGAGCCGGCGCAGCCTTGGGCTTCTGCCCGGCCTTGCCGTTCTCTTCGTACTTCTTGCGGGTCACGGTTTCGAGGCTGCGCACGTTCAGCGAGATGCTGTCCGCGATGACGACCAACTTCGACCGCTTCTTGCCAGTCTCCTTGTCGTCCCACGACTGCTGCTCCAGGCGACCGGTGACAGTCACGCCGATTCCCTTTTCGAGGATCGATGCGGCCTCCTCAGCGAGTTCTCGCCAGACCGTGACATCGATGTAGGACACCTGCTTCTCCCACTCGCCATCGCCATTCTTCCACGAGTGGTTGCAGGCCACCGTGAACGAGGTGAGCGCCTGGCCCCCTGAGGTGTACTTCAGTTCCGGGGTCTCGGTGAGATTCCCGTAAAGTGTTGCGTTTGCTGACGGCATCTTTTCTCCTTATGGTTCAGTTTTACTTCCGTCTTGCCATACTGGCACCCGTGACACTAGCATGTCAAATCATGGAACACACCGATGCACGCCTAAATATTCTCAAGTCTGTGGCAAGGGTTCTGGTGGACTTCGCCCTTGAGGATGACCCCGATGCCGATGCCACGGAACTGGAGGACCTGTTCCTGGATGTGGCCGAGAGCATCTTCGATGAGGTGGCACTGGAGATTGTAAGCATCAGCGGCGACCTGGCGACCGTGACGATGCGACTCAACGGATGATCTCCGCGCAGGACCGGCGCTGGATTACGCGCACCGTTCGAGAGGCCGAGAAGTCCGACCACTACTTCCGCGTTGGGGCTACCGTCGTTGTTGCCAAGCGTGCCTCCACGGCCCACAACCTCATCCGCAACAGCCCTCTGGTCGTATGGCAGGCAGCATCAAAGCACGCCGAGGAGGCAGCCCTGGCTCGTGCGTACTCGCTCGGCAAGGGTGGCACGATCTATGTAGCCCGTATCGGGCGTCGAGGACGACTGTTGCCGTCTCACCCGTGTTCTCGGTGCATGTCGCAGATCATCGATAGCGGAGTCAAGAGGGTGGTGTTCTACGACGGAGAGACCTGGCGCTCGTACCGCGTGAGTGGTGACTTGCCGGCAATGCGCTCGTTCTCTACACGAGGGCGAGCACTGCATCCTGTGCTTGATACTTCAGCCGACTGACCCACGACAGGTCGTCCATCGAGGTGAGCGCACGCTCATCAGCGGTGCCACCACGATAGTGGTCAAGGTACTCCACGATTGAGTTGTACACCGCCCAGCCATTTTCACCGAAGCCACCGGCATTGCGCTCATTGACGTACAGCCCACGGACGAGGGCGATGGTCTCCTCGCGGTTCTTGCGCATCCGGTCAGTCTCCGTCCTCTTGGCGGGGAATACCTTGTTGATGACGCGATCCAACTTCTGCGAGGAGTAGGGGACATTGATGGCCAGCATGCGCTCCGCCATGACCTTGAAGTTCTTGGACCACTCCACGGACATCCCCAGCACGATACGGGCGTCCTCCACGGAGACATCCGACGATGGGGTGTGCCGTGCCTTGTAGATACCCGAAGCGCTCTGTAGGCCGAGGCGAAGGGTGTTCTTGCACACCGCCCTGACGTCAGTGTTGGCGTAGGTGATCGGCACCTTGCCGTTGTGCCCGTTGCGGACGATCAGGTAGCGGTCGATCTTGTCATTTACGCCGGCCGGATCGATGACCAGCGCGCCGAGGTCGATGGTTGCGAAGAACTCACGACCCCTGTCGAGAACGCCCACCACATCCATCACCGCGTCGCCGCTTGATGCTCCGACGATCTCCAGGGCTCGGTTCAGGACCTCGCGGTTCTGATGCACAGCGAAGCGAGTGCCGACAGTAGCGAGTCCGTCGTACGAGCCATCATTGTTGATGCGGATGGTGGCCCGACTGTCTTCGATGATGACTGGACTCCCGTCAGGATTGACGATGAGGTTCCCGTCGTCATCAACCGCGGCGACCTGCGAGAGTTTGACCTCAAACCCAGCCTGGGCGGCGACCAACATCTCCTCAGCCCGCTGTAGCCCCCTCATGGACACGCCGAGGCGGTGCCAGGGGACTTTCGTGTTTGACCAGGCGATTCGCGCCGTTCCGTCAGAGTTGGATTCAATATCGTGAGCCATGCCGCAATGCTAGACGGTAATGCCCACCATTTGTTTCAAATCTAAACGAATACTGGTTGATTCTCCGGCCATACATACGGATGGCTGCCATCCGTTGCCGGCCATTGGGGTCCGTAGTGGTCCGGGTGCTTGCGGATCAAGTTCGACCGGTGCGAGAGCACAACCTCGTCATCGTCGATCCACCACGGCATCTCAGCAGGCTCGTCCGGCACGTGAGGCGCGAAGGCCAGTATCTTCTCCCGGCAGGTGTCCTTGTAGCCGCGAGCGATCCACTCGTCGCAGATAGCAACACCATAGACCACGAGTGCCTCGGTGTAACCCTGCCACATCTTGACCGCCGGATGGGTGCTCCATCCCCTGGCCTGATTGGTGATGCAACGGAGAATCTGGTACGTCTCTACCCGCTGCTTTCCGAGTCGCTGTCGGTCAAGGCACCGTGCCGTGGCTGAAAAGTCGGACCCATAAGGTACAAATGTCTGCATAGTAATTCCCTCCTTCCAGAGAACCTACCGTGCAGGCACTTGCCCGCCAAATCGTCAGCCGGGGACAGGCCCCGAGAAGCGCCATGGACGCCATCCGCTGCCCTCCCACAGGCGGAGCGCGAAGGTCAGGTTCTTCTCGGCGTCGAACATGTCCTTGGGGTGGTTCCATCCCATGTCCGACAGCCACTTGCTATGAACCTTGTTGATTTGGGTCAAGCCGGCGTCAGCACCGTTCCAGGCTTCTACCTGGCACCGTGATTCGCGCCAGATGACCTGGCTCAAGAACGACCATTCCTCTTCGGGCCAGCCGACCTGAATGGCTAGGTCGTGCCATTCCCCACACTTGCCATAGGTGAGGCGGGCCAGTCCCACCCAGTCGACACCGCTCAAGTCGGGGACCGTTGTGGTTGGGGCCGGCGGAACCGTCTCGGGAGCCGCCGTCGTAGTTGGGGCCGGCGCTGCAACGGTCGTGACTGGACTAACCGTCACCTCCGTCCGCTGTGAGTCGCCCTGAGGATTCGCGCATCCGGCGAGGGCGGTGATTGCAGCAATGGCAATAACGGTTTTGTTCAGTCTTCGGCGCATTGATATTTCCTTCTCTAGGGGACAGGGGCGAGCGGACTGGAAGGGTTAGGTGTCCGCCTATGGCAGTAGGTGATCCATCGAGTATACCATCTTTGCTTCGTAACGCAACGGCAACGTCCCATTAAATTGCTGTTGTCTATATAACAGGATTTGAGCCCCGCTTTTTGTTTTCCGCTGGGATGGCTGTTGGGCCTCGATGATTTCCCACCATCATGGATTCTAGCCCCGCTCCCTCGATGAAAGCAATTCGACTGCCGGGGCTGCGAAGCGACACGCCACCACGGGGCTTGCGGCCGGCGAACCGCGCGTATCGCCCACACGCCGGCAGGATCGGCGCGTATCCCCGTTCACCCCGGATTCGCGCGTATCTGGAGCCTCCCCCGCCCCCGACAGGCTCGCCCGCCCCCTGGGGGGTGCTGGGGGTGCTGGGGGCGTTACCCGCCCCCTGGGGGCGTTCTAGGGGGCGTTCTGGGAGGTCTGGGGCGCCCCTCTATGGGGGGGCGTTCTGGGGGGCGTTCTGGGGGGTCTGGGGGTGCTGGGGCGTTTCGGGGGTCTGAGCAGGGGAAACGCTGGGGGCAGACGCGAAAGACAGGCAAGAAAGTGCCTCTGACCAGGGGTTTTGTTGATTGACTTGACACTTACAACACCCAAGGGCTAAGGTGATGTTTGTCGGAGCACAGGGCAACGACACGGAGGGCACACACCCTCCGCCCTACAGAAAGGGAACGGTGTTCACATGGACCCCGAAGATTACGACCCCGATTACGAGGGTTACATCGCCGACCCGGAGGCGTTCATCATCGAACTCCTCGGAGAGGATGGGTGGGACATCGACCCCGAGGCGTGAGCCTCAGCCGGGGGGGAAACCCCCCGGCACCCCGAACCACCCCAGGAGGGGGCTAGGCAGCCGACAGGCATGGGACCTAGTTCGACCGTTCGATTCGGCACTGGTTCACGATCGGGCACTCCCGCCCGACAGAAAGGAAAGAGACACATGGACACCTGCCACTACTGCGAGAGAATCCTCACCGATCACATCGTGAGGCACGGCGACTACCTCGCCTGCGAGACGTGCGAGGCCTGCGAGGAGCCAGAGTACGACGAGTGACCGCCTCGATCCCCCCTCACATCGAGGGGGGACAGGCACATCCCTGGTTACGCGCTGAGATCGAGGTCGAGAGCCCCGCACATAAAGGAAGGCAGGAAGCCCCGCGCTCACTCGACCAAGCGGGGCTGCGGCTCACCGCGCGTATGCCGGCGCGTCCGCGTGTCGCGCGTATGCGTGAGTCACGGCGCGTATCGTGGCAGGGCAGGAACGGCGCGTATCTCGCCCCCTCTCCCCACCCTCCCCATTCTATGGCGGCGACCCTCTCGCCGTCCACCGGACACCCTGCTAGGAAGGTCACGGTGAGCATAAGTCCTGCTAGATGGCACATTCTGAGCATGATTTGACTCGTCCCCTTGGTGCTGATAGGTTCAGGGTTGTCGGAGCAACCGAGCAACGACACGGGACACACTCCCGAGACCACAGGAGGACGGACATGGGACCGGACTACTACGACGACGACTACGAGGGGAACCCCGATTACGAGGGTTACCTGCTCGACGGGGAGGCGTTCATCATCGCACTCCTCGGAGAGGACGGGTGGGACACCGACCCCGAGGAGTGAGCGGTCGGGGTGGGGGCGCAAGCCCCCGCCCCACCCCCTCGGGGAACTGTGCCACACCCTCATGACAGACTGACCTCAACAGAAAGGAGCCACCATGTGGCAGGAAGCAAGATGCAAGGGCAAGACCGAACTGTTCTTCGCCCCCCACGGGGAGCGCGAGCAGGCACGGAACGAGCGAGTGAGCAAGGCTCTCGCGCTCTGCGGAGTCTGCCCCGTCCGTCAGCAGTGTGCCGACGCGAAGGGCGACAACGAGGGAATCTGGGGTGGGGTCGCATGACCCCACCTCACCACCCCGGCAAGATCGAACACCCAACCCAGAAAGGAAACCCCATGAAGAGCATCACTGTCAAAGACCGTGAGTACCCGATCGAGGAGGTCGAGGTCCCGGAAGGAACCCTGCGATTCGTCACCGCCACGGTGCAGTTCGACGACGACGACACGCCCCTCGATGGCGCGATCATCGCCATCGGAACCGAGTTCGACGAGTTGGTGACCGCAGAGGCGGCATCCGACGAACTGCTCCGGTTCGATTTGTCGATCTTCTTCTACTGCGCCGACGAGGACGAGTTCATCGACCTGGCTGGGAACGGAGTCGCCGGCATGGAGTGGCGGATCGTCTGACCGACTGGACAGGCTCCCCTGCCACTGCTAGAATCAGTGGTGGGGAAGCCGTCCCCCTACCTACTACCGAAAGAAAGGAACCCGATGAACCGCAAGAAGTGGAACGAGCAAGATCGATTTGCTTTCGCTACCCAGCGTCTGCGAGCATCGACGATGCCGAACAAGAAAGCACAGGCTCGCAAGAGTGCCTGTCGAAAGTGGAGGGCAGAATGAACTACTACCAAATCCGGGCGCTCGTCCGAGTCGTGTTCTGGGGAGCGGTCCTGTTCCTCGCCGGCACGGGGTGCGCGAAACTGGTCGAGATGGCTAGCCTCACCGCCGACAACCCGTGCGCGGTGAACGTGAACCGTGACTTCACATGGACGACAAACGCGCCACTCAACATCGACCTGTGCGATCACCCCGAGGGGATCATGCTGTTCGATGACGGCCACTGGGAATGGGACTACGAGGGATAGGAGGCCTCGGCCCAACCAGGGCCGGAAGCCCCGCCTCGATCATTGTAACGACACATCGAGGTCGTAAGCCCCGCTCACGCTGGTGACCAGCGGGGCTCGAGGGCCGGCAGAGAATACGGGGCTCTCGCCCACCGCGCGTATCCTCGCTCGCCGTGAGCGCGCGTATCGCCAGACCGGCGCGTATGTACGGAACCGGCTGAAACCGCGCGTATCCCACCGGCTCGTCCTGTCCTATCTATGCCCCCCAACCTAGCAGACCGAGCCACGGTAGGCACAAGAGCAGGGGTTTCGGTGCGTTTGCCCTGCTAGATGGCACGATTTGACTCGGCTCCTTAGGGCTGATAGGTTCAGGTTTGTCGGCAACACCGCCGACCGAAGCAAAGGAGCCACCATGCTGTGGAGGCAGGTACTCACCACCATCCAGTCCGACGACCTGAGCGTCTGCCCGCCCGACCTGCGGGACGAGATTCGTCAGGCCTGTGACGAACTCATGGCCGTGAACGTGGGCGAACGCACCACCAGCGTCGGACTCACGACCCGTCAGGTGTTCGACCTCGCCCGTCGGTTCGCCACCTCGCCCGACCTCCGTGAGGAGTCGCTCATCTGGAAGCGGCACATCATCCGGCACTACTGCTGGGTCTACCGCCGACCGATTTGACAGTCCCCTCTACCCCTGATAGGTTCAGGGGTGGAGGGAACACCACCCACCACCAACCCCGAAAGGAAGCCATGCCCACCATGCCCATGCCCACCCTGTCCCCCGAGGCCGACGCTCGGCTCGTCATGCCCCGAGCGTACCTCGCTCAGGCTCGTTCCTACTGTGCCGAGGTGTACGCCGACGCTGACTCCACGCTCACCGAGAAGTGGGAGGCCTCAGCCCTGCTCGCCACGGCGGAGAGCAACTTCCGCACCGCCCTCACTCGGGAGTTGGTGGGGCGATAAGCCCCACCCACCCCGAACCCATCTCACCAACCCAGAAAGAGAGAAACCCATGACCACACTCACCCAGTCAGTCATCGACTACCTGAACGCCCGCAAGGCCTGCGAGGAAGCGGAGCAGGCGAAAGCCCGAGCCGAAGCCATGCTCCAGCAGGCCTACGCCAAAGCCGGCGTGGACTTCGCAGTCGTGGACGGCACGAAGGTCGCCATCGTCAGGGGCGAGCGTCCTAAGTACGACCCGACCCGACTGGCGGAACTCGTCACCAGCGAGGTGTTCGCCAGCGTCACGAAGCAGGAAGTGGACGGCACGAAGTGGAAGGCGGCTCTGACCCTCGGGAACATCGCCCCCGAGGTGGCGGAAGCCGTGACCACGCTGACCACCTACCAGCAGGTGCGAGTCAGCAAGGTCTGACCGAGGGACGGGGGGCGAAAGCCCCCCACCCTCCCCCGATTTGACAGTCTCCCTTACCCCTGATAGATTCAGAGGTGAGGGGAAACCCCAACAGCAGAAAAAGGAAACCATGACCACCATCACCCAGATCGCGAGCACGATCGACGAACTTGTCCACCGAGAGTTGGGCGACAACCAGTTCGACATGTACAGTCGCCTGTATGTCACCGACCCCGATGGGGCTTGGATGATCGGACAGTCGCACGACCCGTACGACATGTTCGACGGCGACACCGCCGTCACGCGCCCCCGTGGGGCGACCGCCGTGGGCTTCGTGTGTACGGGCTGGGCGGCTCCGATCACGGACACGCCCACGGACACGCCCCCGAGCCAGAGTCCTGATCGTATCCGAGTGCGAATCACCGTCGCCTACAACGGCTCCGAGTGGACGACCGTAATGCGTCGCGAGGGCGAGAACACGCCGGACATCATGGAGGAAGCCGGAGCAGGCCCGCTTGCCGACGCAATCGAGTTCTGGTGGGCAGAGGCCGAGGTCGCCTTCTGACCCACTCCGAGGCTGGGGGGCGCAAGCCCCCTAGCCACCCCAACATCAACTATCACCCCGAGAGGAACACATGAACATCACCATCACGACCACCACCGAGACCCTTCAGAACATCGAGACCCTGCTCTGGGACTACGAGCGAGCGCTCGATGATCACCTGTACCGAATCTTCCCCGAGGCCTCGACCCGTCAGGCTCTGAACGACATCCACACTCTGCGGGCCGACCTGAACCGAATGATCGGTCAGGCCGAGCGTCAGATTCTCGCCAAGCAGTGATCGAGGTGTAGTCCCCTCAGGCTTGAGCGTCCCACTTACCGAGTGGGCATCGGGCCGAGGGGACACGCACCTTGAGTGGCATCACGCACCCGCACTCACGGCACTGGCTCAGCGCATTGAGTCGATCGCAGTCCATACAGATCGCGAGCCGGCTCTCCTTGACCTCGTGTGATACGCGCACCCAGGGCAGTCGAAGAATGTCGAGTGGTGTCGCGTCGTCGTCCATGGAAGCCCCGCTTACTACAATAGCAGCAGAGCCCCGCGTGCATTCGTTCTGCCGGGGCTGCAGCGCGCGCGATCGCGCGTATCTCAGGATCGGCGCGTATCCCTGGGGCCGACGAGATTGGCGCGTATCTCCACCCTGCCGGCCCCATCTATGAAGGGCCGGCCCGGCCCCCTATCTATGGCCGGCCCCTATCTATAGGGCCACGGTTGGCACATGGCCGGTTTGACACCGACCCTTGGGACTGATAGGTTCAGGTTTGTCGGCAACCCCGCCGACTCAGAAAGGAAACCATGACCACCGACACCTGCGAACACTGCCAGGAAGAGCAAGGCCACTACAGAAAGTCGTTCGACACTGTGCTCTGCGACGAGTGCTTATGCGCTTGGGCAGACGGAGTGCGCGAGCGCGAGCGCGACCTCGACTGGGGAGACTGACAACCATGCACACCATCAACCTCCGCGCTGGCGACAACTACCTCGTCCTGACGGACGACGAGAGCAACTTCGTGGACTTGTTCTACAACTACGAGCAGGCCCAAGAAGTTGCCAACCTGATCCTGGAGGAAGGCTCCAGCAAAGTCCAGGTCATCAGGATCACCCTCTGACCAATCCCGGCCGGGGGCGCAAGCCCCCGGCCACCAAACAGAAAGAGAAACAATGGGACACCAATCAGCAACCGAGATGGCAGGAATGCCGATCAGCCTCGAACAGCAACTCACGTGGCACCTCACGTCGAACCACTACCCGCCGGTTCCGCTCAGCATGATCGAGCCGTGCATGAAGGCCATCGACGCGATCGTCATGGACGAGCCGAACACGCTCATCGAGTTGCCGGACGGAATCACCTACCGTGACTCGACTCACGCGCCGGCGTGGGCGATCGCGGAGGGTCACCACCTCCAAGCGTTCATCGACTCCTGCTTCGACGAGTACGAAGACTGAGTTGACAACCTCCCCTGCTACTGTAGATTCAGTAGCAGGGGGCCCAACCCCATCAAACAGAAAGAAGGAATCATGTCCGACCACATCCAGCGCATCCAGCCCATCCTGCCCAACGGCGCGATGTTCTCCATCGTGGAGTCGTTCGGCCGCAAAGAGGTGGCTGTTCTTCAGAACGACGAGTTCGTCTCGCCCACCGAGTGGGCCGACATCGACACCGGCGACGACATCGTACGCCTGTCCGACGTGGCCGACGAGTTGGCCGTGTACCTCATGAAGGCCATCTCGTGGGGCCTCAACAACACGGAGGTGGCGCGATGAGCCTGGGCGCGCTCGCACAGGACATCCTCGACGACAAGTGGGTTCTCTGCTCGATCACGGAGGCTCTAGAGCACGCGCTCGATGAGCACCTGATCGACAGGACCTACCTCGTCTACGACGAAGCCGGCGACAGCAGGCCCGCCACGGACATCGAGTTTCTCATGGCGGTTCAGGAGATACTCGTCGCGCTCAATGCCGGCGCCATCGGCGACTCAGCCGTAGCATGAGGTGAAGGGGGTCAGGGCAACCTGGCCCCACTCGCCCGCCCACCATCTGGGCTAGAGCCCCGTCCCCATACGAGGGTCGAGAGCCCCGCGCACATCGCTAGATGCGGGGCTGCCGAAGCAAATAACTAGCGGGGCTGCCGGCCAAAACCGCGCGTATCAAAACCGCGCGTATCAAAACCGCGCGTATCCCAGGATGGCGCGTATGCCGGCACAGCGCGTATGCCCTCGCGCGTGCGCACGGTGTGCGTATGTGCGTGCGTGCGCCCGTTCCTCTCTCCCTCCACCACCTCGGCCCGATTTGACAGCGACCCCTGGGGCTGATAGGTTCAGGGTTGTCGGGGAGAACGGCTCCCCAACAAGAAAGGAGCGCACAATGCGCTGGAACGCAAGCACTCAGGACGTGGTGGACCACCTCGTCTTCTCAGGAGCGGACACGTACGACTGGTATCGCCAGTTGGATGTGGACGGCGACGATGCCATCACCATCGGGATGGACGATCCGAACGACGAGGACGGTGCCATCTTCACGACGATGTCGGCTACCGCCATCCGCCGGCTGGCGGAGCAGTTCGTCAAGGAGGAGAAGCCCGGCTACCGGGTTGTCGCCCGGGCGATCCAGGACGACGACTTCGATTCGGACGCCGCCGACGTGGTCCTTCAGTGGGCTGTGTTCGGGACGCTCGTCTACGGCTGATTTGACTCAGCCCCCTGCCACTGATAGATTCAGTGGTGGGGGGCAACCCCACCAACAACAGAAAGGAAACCCAATGAACATCCTGTTCATCCACGACGACTCCGAGCGAGGACTCGTCAATGTCCGCAACCTTGCGCCCGAGCACATCGACATCAACTCGATGGTCGGCGGTTGGTTCGACTGCGTACGGTCCCGTGACGGTGCGATCGTCGGGTACGTCAATGACACCGGCTTGACCGATGGCATGGCGCCCAACCTCGTCGCATCGCTCCTGTTCGCTCGTCCGCTCTACGGTCCCTGCGTGGTCGTGGGCGGTCTCAACGAAGCCGGCGAGTACGACGGCGACAACCACGACGTGCCGGAGAGCGTCATCCGGGGAGTGCTCCCGCTGAACGACATCTTCCGGATGCGGCCCGAGTCCACCACGGTCTGATTTGACCGCTCCCCCTGCGCCTGATAGATTCAGGTGTGGGGGGAGAACAACCCCACAGAGAGGAACCCATGACGAAGTTTTACATGGTCGAATACATCGTCCGTACCTACGTCCACGCCGACGACTCAGATCAGGCGCGCGAACTGTCGGCACGAATGCTCGACGAGAAAGAAGCACGAGGCGAACTCGCCCGCGAGTGTGTCGAACTCGACTGGTTCGAGTTGGACGAAGAAGGAGAGATGATCTGAACCATGTTCCGTGAACCAATCGAGGAGCCAGAGATGACCAAACTCAACCCCCAGGAGCGAGCCCTGCTCATCCTGAACAACGCCAAGCGTGACATCACCAACATCATGGCTCTCCCCATGGAGGACTACGAGGTGATCGAACGGCAACTACGTGACTCGATCGCGTGGCTCATGTCGGGAAGCCGGCACAGGCCTCTGATCCGCGTCGCCTTGACAAAGGGCGAAGAGCCCTTCTAACATCAACCAACAGCAACACCCACCTATAGAAAGGAACTACAAGTGGAAGCAACAGAAACCAAGAAGAAGATCACCGATACGAACCTCGATGAGTTTAAGCACCGAATGGGCACCATCGACGTGGAGGGACTGATCGTCTCGATCACCGTGACGGACGCTCGATTCCGCTACGGACACATCGACCTTAAGGTCACGCCCATCTCGGGCCGTGGCGAGCGTTGGGTCGAGAGCACCAAGGTGACTCTGATCTAATCAGAACAGAGTTAGAGACATGTCAGGGGGGTTGTCTTTCAGATCAACACAGGTCTGACAGGCAACCCCGCCGATCATCTTCAGCATCTTCACATCGCCGGCATTGAGTTTGCCCTTCTTCGTGATGCGGGTATAGCCCTCGATGCGCAGCCACACGTCCTTCTCAATCCGAAGAATGTCGCGGCCACACAGGTCGCACTGATACAGCGGGGGAAGATGTCCGTCCATCGCTCAATCGTATCGAAGCCCCGCACTCAACTCAAGACGGAAGCCCCGCTTTCCCAGGGGAGGAGTCTGTCTAGCGGGGCTGCGAATCGCTCGATCCTTACGGGGCTGCGGCGCGTAACCGAGGCCCTCGACGCCGGCCACCAACCGCGCGTATCCGACACCCGAGCACCGCGCGTATCCTGAACCGCGCGTATGCGCACGCACGGTAGGCACATGGGCGCGTATGCGCTCGCGCGCGCGTGTGCGTGTTCCTCTCTCCCCCCTCCACGGAGCGTCGATTTGACACGCTCACTACGGTCTGATAGGTTCAGTGTTGTCGGGGAAACCGACACCCCCGAATCCCCTCCACGGAGCGTCGATTTGACACGGCACACTGTGGGTGATAGGTTCGGGGTTGTCGGGGAAACCTGACGCTACCTACTACAGAAAGGAATCATCATGATTTGTCGTTCATGCGACACGCCCGCAGTGGGCAAGAGTGCCTACTGCTCCACTCACCGCGCCGAGGCACGGGCCGCGTGGAAGGCCAAGATCAGCGACGAGGCCGAGGCCCGCAAGGCCCGCAAGGCCGGTCACGCCGAACTCTGGTCGCGCGCCGTTCAGGCCGGTATCAAGGCGTGGCACGAAGCCATCCCCACCCCCATGCTCGTGGGCACGGCGAAGGGTCTGTTCGACGACTCGTTCGACGAGACCAAACCCGTGTACCACGTGAGCGAGGGCGTGTGCGGTTTCGCGTCGCTCGTCGTGAAGCCCGCGAACTCGTCGTTCGCTCACTGGCTCAAGGCCAACGTGCGCACGAGCAAGCACTACGGCGGTGGCCTCTCCGTGTGGTCGTCCGTCATCGTGCCGGAGGACGCGCGCAGTCAGTCCTACGAGCGCAAGGACGCGGCCATGCGCGCCGTGGCCGAGGTGCTCCGCGAGGCCGGTATCAAGGCCTCGTGCTGGAGCAGGCTCGACTGAGCGAGGGCGGGGGGCGCAAGCCCCCCACTCCCCCTCGATTTGACAGACCCACCTACCGCTGATAGATTCAGTGGTGGGAGCAATACCCCAACCAAGAAAGAGGAACAATGACCATCACCAACATCACGGGAACCGTGCTCATCGGACACGTGGGCGTGGACTCCGGCCAACTCATGATCTGCGACCCGTGCTACATCAAGGCCGACGACTGGGCCGACCAGCCGTACGCCCCCGCAAACGCCGTGGACGGCAAGTACCCGTTCACCTACAACGGCGCGTGTGGCGCGACGCTCAATGAGGACAGTGCTGGGCAGTTGGGCACGTTCGATACCGGCATCGCGTTCGCATCGGGCTACGGCGACGGCACCTACCCCGTGTACGCCACGTACGTCGATGGGCGCATCGCCAGTGTCGAGATCGTGCTCATCAGCGAGGACGAGGACGACGAGGACGAGGAGGAGTACCTCCTCTGATTTGACAGCGACCCCTGCCCCTGATAGATTCAGGGGTGGGGGAAGCAATACCCATCAGCAACAGAAAGGAAATCATGACCACCATCACCACCATCAAGCAACGGAACATCGACGCCGGCCACTACTTCTTCGACACAAAGGCCATGCGGTTCTTCAACAGTCGCGTGAGTCGCACCACCTACGGCGACTTCTTCGTGACCAGCGAGAAAGGCCCCGACAAGGTGCGCCGGTACACGGTGCGCTACAGCGACCCCGCCACCGGCCACATCAACACGGTCGGAGAGTTCCAGCAGTTCGACACGCTGTGGGGCGCGCTCGCGGAAGCGCGACGCCTCTACCTCGCGATCTGATCGTGCGCTCGTTGTCGGCTCCGTGGCTCTGGTCGTTCGTCGTCGTGTACGAAGGACGCCCAGAGTCGAGGTTCCGGTTTGGCTCCCCCTGCCGGCTTGTGCGTTCCGTTGATCTTGCCGTGCATGTGTTACTGCCCGAACTTCTGACACCGCATCTTCCGATCCTGGCGTGCTACCTCCGTTCGACTTCCCCTAGATGGGGTCGAGCGTGGCGTCGCTGGTAGACCCAAATGGCCAGTTGCTGATTTGACAACCTGTCCCTGCCACCACTAGGATTAGTGGTGGTGGGGGCAACCCAACCAAATACCTACTACAGAAAGGAATCCCCAATGGGACTCGATCAGTACCTACACGCAAAGAAATACACCTCGCCCGCCGAATGGCGACCCGAGGCCGAGCGCAAGGCTTACGCCGACATCATGAAGGCGGTGCAAGTCAGCGAGTTCATGGATGACCACTTGCCCTCCGCAACCGTCGAAGTGATGGTGGCCTACTGGCGCAAGCAGAACGCCATCCACAAGTGGTTCGTGGACAACCATCAGGGTGGCGAGGACGACTGCCGTGAGTCCTACGTCGGACGTCAGGGGCTGGAAAGCCTGCGCGACGTCTGTCGCGAGGTGCTGGCCGACCACTCGAAGGCCGACGAACTCCTGCCCACGGAGTCCGGGTTCTTCTTCGGTGGCACGGAGTACGACAAGTGGTACTTCGATGGGCTGGCCTACACGGTCGAGCGTATCGAGAAGTTGCTCACCATGCCCGACGACTGGGACTTCTACTACCAGTCATCGTGGTGACCCGCTCAGGGGTCGGTCTCTTCGGAGGCCGACCCCACCATCATCTACAAACACAGAAACAGGAGAATGAAATGACACTCACCGAATGCGACGTCCAGCGGATCGAAGACCTGCTGAAGGAACTCCCCGCCATGATCGAAGAGCATGGATACCCGTATGCGCTAGGCGGTGCTGAGTATTGGCTGAAGCGCATCGTCGAATTGTCCGCGCACCAGAAGAAAGGAATTGGGCAATGAACAACGAGGAAGCCAAGTGCAAGGGCAAGGGCAAAATCTTCTTCGCCCCTCACGCAGAGCGACCCCAGGCCCGCGTCCGTCGCGAGGCCATCGCCATCGCCCTCTGCCTGTCGTGCCCACTCGTCGATGAGTGTCGAGTGGCTGGCGCGAATGAGGAGCACGGCATCTGGGGTGGCACCACCGAGCGCGACCGCGGAATGGTCAAGGAGCGAGCCCGCTAAATAGCCAGCCATTATCCGAACAAATGTTCGGGTGTTGCTGGATGACGGCCGGCGTTCTCGGTTAGGGTGTGCTCGACGCACAACCTCCATGTGTGTCCGAGAGCCCCGCCGTTTCTTTCCTCCTTTCTGGACGGCGGGGCTTCTCGTATTCTGGAGCCCCGCACACTGCGCTGCCCTGGAGCCCCGCTCGCACTCGATCCAGCGGGGCTCGCGCGGCCACGGACCAGCGGGGCTGCGGCGTTCGCGCGTATGTCTTACGCGGCCTCACGATTCGCGCGTATGTAATGGGCCGGCAGATTCGCGCGTATGTCTCCCACTTCGCGCGTATGTAGGCCACGGTAGGCACATGACGATCCACGCGCGCGTAATCTTTGTGGTGTCCCCTCGATTTGACAGAGGGTGGCAGGGCTGATAGGTTTGGGTTTGTCGGGGCAACTCGACACCAAGCCAACTCGATTTGACCAGCCCTGTATGGTCTGATAGAGTTCGGTTTGTCGGGGCAACTCGGCAGGCCTGCTATGACGCACTATCTAAGTGACTCGCCCGATTTGACGGTGACTCACCCACCTGATAGATTCAGGTTTGTCGAGTTCTCCCGACACCTAGCCGATTCGATTTGACAGGCTCACACCTGTCCGATAGATTCGGAAACGCAATACCTACTACCGAAAGGAATACCAATGTCCCTTACCATCGACCGTGCTATTGCCGATCTCTTGGTTCTCCGTGACAAGGAGAAGGAGATCGAGCAGGCCAAGCGAGACACGGAGGCTCTGCTCGTCGCCCTGTTCGACGACGCAGGAATCGACCACTACGAGACCACCGACAAGGTGCGTGTCGCCGTGGAGAACCGTCCCCGTCGCTCATTCGACATGGACAGTCTGCTGGCGAACCTGCCGGCGACCGTCCTCAACATGGTGCTGAAGCAGACCGTCGATTCGTCGGCGTTCGACAGTGCCGTGGAGACCGGCCTCGTCCCGACCCCCGTGGTCGAGCAGGCCGTCACGATCTCGTATTCCACGCAAGTGCGTGTGTACGGGCAGAAGGGTGTTCGGGGCGACCGCTCCTGACACCCCTCACAACCTGACATTTGGTCATGTCAGGCTCCTTTCCGCATGACCCCTCACCCCGTCGATTTGACAGGGGTGGGGGGAATGTGGGAGACTTCATTCGGAGCCAACCACTCCACCTACCTACTACCGAAAGGCAAACTCAATGACCACCACCAATACCGCCATGCCTCAGTGCTGGCAAGATGTACACGACTGCCTCGCCTCGGGTGTCGATCGCCTCGTGCTGTTCGGCCCTCCGGGGACTGGCAAGACCTTCGCCGGTCTCACGATGGGCGATGTAACCACCGGAGCGTTCCGCGTCGTCTGTAACGAGGAGATGACCTCGGCCGATGTGACCGGACACTTCCAGCCCACGGGCAACGAGTGGACTTGGAACGAGGGCGCGGTTCTCCGTGCTTGGAAGGGCAACGGCTCTCACGGCGGTCGCGTCGTGGCAGACGAGATCGACCGTGCGTCGGGCGATGTGTTGTCGCTCCTGCTCGCCATGTTCGACTCGCCGGAGTCGGCCTCTTGGACGCACCCTGCGACCAAGCAGACCTTCCGTCCCCTCCCCGGATTCAGCGTCATCATGACGACGAACATCGAGGACATGAGGGAACTCCCGACCGCTCTCAGGGATCGGTTCCCCGTGGCTATTCGTATCAACCGCCCACACCCGAACGCCCTGTTGGCCCTGCCGGAGGACTTGCGTGAGGTGGCCTCAGCCAGCGTGGACGCAGACGACGAGCGACGGTACTCGATTCGTACCTTCCAGTCATACGCCAAGTTGCGTGGAACGCTGGGTTCGGAGCGAGCCGCGACGCTGGTGTTCGGCAAGAACGCCAAGTCCATCATGGACGCCATCAAGATCGAGGAGGTCTCCAAGTGACCACCAAGATCAACGCTGGTGTGGTCACCCCCAAGGGGGTGGCCATGCCGGAGTGGCTCACTCGTGAGGACTCCCCCCAAGGCCCGTGGACTGTCAAGGAAGGCAACGCCACTCGTGGCGAGGCGTTCACCAACCGTATCGAGCGTCTCATGACGGTTCCCTACGGCGACGACGACCTCTCCCGTGCGGTTCGCGCCCACGAGATGATGCACGCCAAGGTGTCCCCGGAGTCGATGGCTTCGTTCGACGGGTTCTCGATTTCGCCGGAGGCCATTCGGGCTTCGGAGGAATTTCGTGTGAACACGCTCTGCTCGCTCGCCGGCTTCGACATGGACAATCTGCGTGACGGGTCGGAGTCACAGACTGGCAAGCGACTGGCCGAGAACAAGGACTGGAACAACACCGTCCTGTTCATCGCGGCTACCGCCGGAACCAAGGCCTGCAAGGATGTGCTTCGTGGTATGCGTACCGTGAGTCCCGAAATGGCTGACAAGGCCAAGCGTGTCGAGAAGGCTCTGCTCGATTCGTGGAAGTCCGAGATCAAGCGTTTCGGCCCTGTGCGTGACTCTCGTGCGGTCACCTACGCTCGTCGTGAGATGGCTAGCACCACGCCCGTGGTCTACAAGGCGGACGGCACGCCGTCTCGTCCCGTCAATCACGACACCGTTCTTGCCGAGGGCGAGCGCATCCTCCCTGAGGGGGCGAAGTTCACGCTCAGGTTTGCTTCGCTCGTGGACGCTCTACTCAAATACGACGACTCCGTGGACGGACACGAAGGCGACGGCGAGCCGAGCGACGAGGAACTCGACGCTGTGACCAAGACGGCCGGTGGCAAGACTTGGGCGCGACTCATCGTCGATCGTTCGGTTCCGCTGACTCGTCGAGTCAAGGGCAACCTCGGTCGTCGGCGTATGGCCACCAACATCGGTGTCTCGCCTCGTCGAATGGAGCGACTGCTGACCGACCCCGACAAGCGTGTGTTCGACCGCACGATCAAGGGGCAGGGCGGTGTCGTTCTCATCGACCAGTCCGGCTCGATGAGGCTGAACGACGACGATGTGATGGCTCTCGTGAACGAGGCTCCCGGCTGTGTGGTCGTGGGCTACTCGCACCGACCCAACTCGTCGGGTGTCCCGAATGTGTGGATTCTCGCCGACCGTGGCAAGGTCTGTAGCGCGGTTCGCTCCGGCAACGGTGGCAACGGCGTGGACTACCCTGCCTTGGTGTTCGCCAACAAACTTCGCAAGAAGGGCGAGCCGTTGGTGTGGGTCTGCGACGGTCATGTCACGGTGTCCGATGACGGGTTCGCACCTGCTCCGCTTCGCAAGCAGGTGGCCGGCTTCGTTCGCAAGAATCAGGTTCACATGGTTCCGACCGTGGGTGAGGCTGTGACTGCGTTGCGACGCGCCAAGTCGGGCGTTCGTCTCACGACCAAGATCGTCGGTTCGGAACTCTCCGCGTCCTGACCGCGAGAGGGGTGGGGCAGGGTTTGTTCTCCTTGTCCCCACCCCACCCCTCGATTTGACCCAGCCTCACCGCTGGTGTAGGATCGAGTTTGTGGGGAAACCCACACCTATCAAGTACCTACCTACAAAGGAGTCATCATGCCGAACTGGGCATACAACTCGATGACCGTCCGCTCGACTTCCGAGTCCAAGCAGACTGCCATCCACGACCTTCAGGAGTTCCTGGAGTTCATCAAGGTCACCGACCCCGAGACTGGGGCTATCAGTTACGACCTGACCAAAGCACACCCTATGCCCGAGGCACTCATGGGCACTCGCTCACCTGTCCCCTACTCGCCTGAACCGCACCCCAATTGGGTCGAGATGTTGGCGGAGGGACAGATGACGCAGGAGCGTTTCGACGAACTCTGTGCCGAGAACATCAAGTTCTACGAGGCTGGGCAGAAGGCATACGCCGAGACCGGCTACACCGACTGGTACGACTGGGCGAACAAGGAGTGGGGAACCAAGTGGGCACCTCGCTTCGAGCACAACGACCCCGAGTTGGACGAGGAGCACGAACAGGTCTCGATGTACTACGAGACTGCGTGGTCGCCGGCAGATGGGCTGGTTTCCAAGATGAGCGAACGCTTCCCGAACTTGGTGTTCGAGGTGTCCGTGACAGAGGAAGCAAACCTGTATGTCGGTGCGTCGCACTTCCACAACGGCGTGGCGACGATGTTCTACACCTCGTTCGATGACAAGGATTTGCCCGACCGCTACACGAAGCGGTACGCCGAGATTGTCGAACACGAGGCGAAAGACGACATCGACTGGGATTCCTACTTCGAGAAGATGAGTGACCTCCAGTCCGATGTTCTCGAATACTGCGAGAATCAGATTGCGCTCATGGCCTCATTTGAGGTGGGGTCATGAGTGCCGACCTGACTATCGCCATGGCTCCGATTGTCAAGACCAAGGACGAGGCAATCATCAAACTCAAATCCATGGAACCCGAGGTTCTGCTCCATGTTCTATCCGAGTATTTCGCCCGTGAGTTTGATGAGGCGACCGACGAGGAGGAGTATGCCGAGGCGGTCTCCTATGTCATCGGCAAGATCGAAGAGGTGTACTCGTACTACGAGCATGGCTCTCGTGACACGGAGGTGCGGAGGATCAACGGAACCGACTGGTTGATTACCGGAGGTTTGTCGTGGGGCGATGACCCAACGGACGCATACGAGCCGGTGTCCATCGTTTCAGGACTACAACTGACGCACGACGAGGAGAGTTCATGACAATCCGAGTGTTCGACCCGAACCCGACATACGACGAATGGTGCGAGGCGAACGGCCTCGACCCTGACAACGACGAGACCTACAACGCTTACTGCGAATGGAGAAGCAACAACCGATGACCACGCACAACTACAACTCGATTCCCGAGGAGTTCCGGATGTACGTCCAGCAACCGCTCGACGACTCCATGCTCGATGAGCGGAAATACTCACTCAAGATCACGGACGAGATGGAACACTCCCGTGGGATCGCATGGGTGGGCAGTCTCACGGCCGGCGACAAGATCATTGCCACGGTCGAGAACGCCGGCCACGGTGGTGCCAACGACTACATCATCGCCAACGACTCCCTGTGGGATGTGTTCGTCGAGGATGCGTACACTGCGTATGGCAATCGAGGCGAGGCCAAGGACTCGCTCGTCCAACTGATCGACGTACTCACAGCGGTGACGGTGTGAAACCCACGCTCGACCAAGAAGTAACAGCACTCGATTCCTTGCTGGCCAAGATCGATTTCGCCCTGAGCGAGATCGGGCACAAGACGGTCGTGGAGGCACCAGTCATGGTGGACTTACTACTCGACATTCGCTTCTTGGCAACAACAGTCAAGGACACCTGATCACTGGTGGTAGGTGACGCAGAGGGGCGGGCCGAAAGGCTCGCCCCTTTGTGCTTTACTTGCGTAGAAAGTTGTCGAGTGTTCGCCAGTACCGCCACGCAACGCCGGCACCGACCAATGGCAACAGCCGTGGCTGGACAGCCAGCACCTCAGCCTCGTTGAGGTTGAGGAGAATCGCGTAGGCCAGCACGCCCTCGAAGGCACCGGTCACCGCAGCGAGGATCAGTCCGACTGGCGTATTGACCCGACGCACGAACACCCGTTCATCGTCATCGTCCCACTCGTACTCGACTTCGCGCTTGTCGGTTGAACGCAACTGCTTCACTGTGCCTTTCCTTTCAGGATTTGATGGACGCGCTGACGCGACAAACCTACTCGATCCGCGATCTGCTGTAGGCTCAGTCGCATCCCGCGCAGCGTGTGGACATCACGGTGCATAGCGATGTTCATCTTCGCCCCAGGCGCACGAGCCTCCCACTCCCATGAAGGGATGTGCTCGAAGGCCTGAGCCTGCTCGATGGTCAAGAGCCCCGCTCGGTAGCGACTCTTGATGTAACTGGCCCACCGGCCGATGGCGACTCGTTCGCCGGCCGCACCGCGCGTATTGTGCGACAGCGGGATATTTGTGTGGCCATTCTCTCGCGCGTATTTCTCGATCATGTGAACGCGCGTATGGAACTGTTCGTCTCGGGTCATGTCAATAAGTTAGCCCACGGTGCGCGTATGTGTCAAGGTTTGCGCGGATTGTTTCGATTTGACGGCCAGCCATTTATCTGATAGATTTGGCTTTGGCGGTTGAGAGATTGCCATTTAGTACCTACTACCAAAGGAGAGTTATGGGAACCCCCCATGAAGATACAGAGTTGCGCAACGCCGACGGCGATAACTGTTGCGAGTGCGGTGAGGTCATGCTCGCCATGTTCGGCAATGGGCCGGTTCGTTTCGAGGATGGCTTTGCGCACGAGCAGTGCGCCCTCGATGCGGAGGCGTTCGACGCGGATGCTTATTTCGCAAAGTTCGAGGAGGCGTGATCGTGGGTATCGACCCCTGCACATACTGCGGTGAGTCCACCGCCCTCGGGGCCACACGCCACGATGGATCACTGATTGGCAAGTTCATCAACCGCATTCCCGTGGATGACGGCTGGGGCTGTGCCGAGTGTTCTGGATTCAAGTGCGACGAGTGCGAGAAGCAGATTTATCTCGACCACGAAGTCCGCGTCGATTTCACCGACCCCATCACCGGCAAGTACCGCTACGGCAACTACCACGAAGAGTGCTACTCGGCCGAGATACATGGGCCGTGTGAGTACTGATTTGATCCATTCGCTTACAGGTGATAGGATTGCCTCAGTGGCAGGCGACTGCCACCACCTACTAACTACAGAGGAGTACCAATGAAGTACATCGTCCACGAAGGAACCGGCACCATCATCAGTGCCGACGAGTGCGTCATCGTCAGTGTCCCCAGGGAAATCTTGGATGCCATGAGCGGTGACGACTACTTCGACGATCAGCAGGTTCTCGACCTCGCAGTCGAAGCCGGCAAGCCCATCAACCTGACCGACATGACGTACGGCAACACCATGGCATTCTCGCCTTCCGCTCTCCGTGAGGAGGCTCGGGAGATGATCGATGCCGAGTTGTTCGGCACCGAGGAGAGTTGGCACGAAGCACTCGTGTGGTGTGCGAACACCGCCACCGACGACGAACTGAATGCCGTTGCGTCATACATCCTCGATGACGATGATCTGTGGAGAACCTTCCGCGTCAGCGTCACCGACGGCCTGCTTCAGGGCCTGATCTGGCACAAAGAATCACTGAAAGGAAAGTCGTGAACTCGACACATCTCACCCACATATTCACACTCCCGGAGCGTTCGCTCACGTCGAGGATCGAGAACGGAGAGGAAGTGATCGTTGGCATCCACATTGGTAACAACAACTTCATCACCATTCATCTCTCGGCCAACGCGAACGGCGATCTCGACTACGAGGTGGTGGAGGATGCCAACCCCGACGTTGGTTTCGCCGGCACCTATCCCGAGTTCTTCGATTTGACCGCTATCAGCACCAACTGATAGGATTGCCTCAGTGGCAGGCGACTGCCACCACATACTTACTACCTACTACCGAAAGGCAAACATGAAACAGCATCACTTCGTGGTCTGCGCTACGTTCGATGAGAACGGCGACCCACATTTCGAGATCACCGATTCCATCTGTGATCCCACGAAGCCCGTGTGGGACACGGAGTCAGAGATGTGGGGTCGCGTATCAGCAGGGGATGAGGATGACGACTTCCTCCTCCTGACCGCCCTGAAGGAAGCCCTGACCGAAGCAAATCTCACAAAGGAGACATCATGACCATCAGCATGGTTGAGAAGGATTACGCCGTTCTGTTCGTCGGCGATTACTTCTCCATGACAGTTCACGTACAAGGAGTTGAGGGCGACGAAGATGTCGCCATCGATCTTGCCAGCAACATCATCAAGGATTTCTATGGCTGGGATGTGCGAAGCGCATCCACCATCGATATCGAGGTAACAGAGGAATGATTATCATGGACCTACACACCTGTCCGCGTTGTTTTGGGGGAATCCCCAACAACGTACGCCGAGGCGAATACCCTGGCGCGCTCTCCCGCACCGACAACAAGACGCACGTCTGCTCGGCCTGCGGGGAACTCGAAGCACTGGAAGATTTCCAGTTCGGATCGCCACTTCCGCAATCCCTGTGGCAAGCAGTCACCACCAACACCTGAGGAGAACAATGTTCGATTTCGATTACAAGCCCCCGTTCGATGGGATGCACCCACTCGACACCGACAAACTGGTCTGGCTGTCAGAGGCCCGAAGCAACATGATGGCCAAGGTCATGGCTGAGGGAAAGTTCACGCCGGCCACGCTGTCCAACATTAAGGAGTATTTGCTCCGCGTCACCGGTCTCACCCCTGAGGAGTACAACGAACTCAGCAGGATCGGGATGTGGATCGCCTGGGACCGCGAGGTTCGTGACATGAACGAAGAGGGGCGCGCTGCCTACTGGGCGAAGTATCACGCCGACGATGAGGAGCACGCGCAAGAACTCGACGCAGAGGTGTCCGAGGACTTTCGCAAGTTCATGGCCGCCCGACAGGCCGAGCGCGAAGCGTTCGACGAGATCACCAAGAACATCAACAACTGAGATTTATAGGGGGTAGCCTAGCGCTGCCCCCTATAAGCGTTTACTAGGGAACAATCATGACATTCTCACTACCTGACGATGGAGTTATTTTCGAGTTGGAGTCTGGCGAACTTTCCGCCACGGTCATCCTGGCCGGCGACATAGCAATGAAGCACGAGGCGGGCCCCATCATCCACCCTACGTTCGATAAGAAGCGCGTCATCGTGGCATTCAACGCGCGTGCCTACAAGTGGCGGATCAAGAAGTTGATCGAACACTTTCAGGAGCGCCGGCCCTGGGAGGACAAAGACACGATCCTGAAGGGATGCGTGGACGAACTGAATCGCAAGTACTTCGAACTGACGGCGGCTGCGCTTCATGACTACTACATTCAGGAAGGCCTCGCAGGATTTGCCGATATTGATGACGATCTCGATGACCAGTCGTGATAAGAATGACGGTATGCATATCGAGCCGACTACCTGGAAAGAGGCGGCCGAAACCGCAAGCGAAATCATCTTTGGATGCGTGCGTCCTCATGCGAAGGTTTCAGTGGCCGGCCTGAAGGAGCATCACGAGAAGATCATCAATGATTTCTTCGAGAGCCCGACGACCGATTTACTGATTGCTCGATGGTCCACCCTTGGATCGATGGCGATTGAATACTCAATTCAAGATGACTCCGCGATTTCGGCAAAGACCCTGGTCACCACGCTGTGCAAGAAGCAGCACGACTATGGTCCGAACAACATCCTGCGGTTCGGGCAGAAGGGTTTAATGATTCGAGTCTGGGATAAGATTTCGCGTCTTGACAACCTCTCGACCCAGGATTACGCCCCAGAAGTCGATGAATCCAAAATTGACACATTGCTTGACATTGCCGGGTACTCAACCATTGGTATCATGTTGAGACGAGGATGGTTCCGTCTCCCTCTCTGAGGGGGCTTTCCTCCACATAAACGGAACAACGCTGCTCGATGCAGTGACGGAAGGAATGGGCGGGACCGCCAGCAGCCGTCGCTAGAAGAACTGTATTGAGGACTGGTGCAACTCCAGCGCGGTCGTAAGGAAACTTAGGGACCTTACGCCTATGGACCACGCGATCCGGTGAAAACCTCGGAAGTGATCTTTAGGATATGCCCCTTAATACCTCCAGGGTTCAACACCCTTCTGGGGGTAGGGGGGCCTATTCTCCCGCTCTCCGGCTCTCCCTCAGAAGTAAGCCTGGGGTGAAGGTAAAGCGAAGATCGAGCCTGGTACGGTGTAGGGTAAGAAACCCAAACAAACTAGAGATAGGGTGGAGGCCTACTGTGAATGATGAAGATGAACAACTGACACTTTTTGACGATCCAAATGTTCAAAAGGTTGTTCCTGAATTGCCGGTACAACACACCTCCGCGGAATCGCGTGCTTATGTTGCCAAGGCAAATAACGCTGAAGTTGTCGAACTGTTCCAACTTTGGCAGCAAACTCTTCACCAATCTGCGGCGTCCGGTGTTCTTCTCACGGAAAAGCGCTACGCGCGTATCGCTGCGGCGCTGTGCATTTACGGAATCGATACGTGCCGGCTCGCCATCAGGGGATGCGCGAAGTCCGGTTGGCATATGGGAGACAATCCCCGCGGCGCCAAGTACACCGATATCGATTTGATCTTCAGGTCCCATGACCACGTGCAACGGTTTGTTAGTCTGGCCCTGGGCGAGACCGACGCGGCCCGTGCGTTCATGGAGGAAGAGTGACCAAGGAAGAGATTGTCAAAATAGTTGACAGAGTTTGTTCCGCCTGGAACCAGAACTTGGTCATGTCGGCCAAGAAGGAAATGTACGAGACTTGGTATCACGTACTCCAGGACATCGACGGCGTCAATGTTTTGCGCGTAATTGACGATCTCATTATCGAGGATGAGCGCTTCATGCCGCGCGTAGGCACGGTGCGCAAAAGAGTCCTCATTCAGAAGATCGAAGCCCCGCTGGAGCCCATCATCGCGTGGCAGCAGTTCCGTTCGATAGCAGACTCTGCGGGAGCCGGCGTCGAAATACTTGACATGCATCCCCTGGTTCGTGTAACTTTGAACCGCCTTGGCGGCACGAGCGCGTTCGGCCTCCACACCAACGGGGATCGCGAATCGTTTCTCTCTGTGTACAGGCTCGTCGTAGCAGAATGGGAGAGGGAGCACTATGGCATCAACCGAGGTCGATAACTTCCTGGAGCGCCTCAACGGTGTGCGTAAGGACGGCTCAGGATGGATGGCCAGGTGCCCATGCCGGGATGACGACAAGAATCCCTCGATGCACATTGCCGAGGGGGGCGACGGCCGCGTGCTCGTCACGTGCCACCGGGGGACGCCCTGCTCCCTCGATCAGATTTGCGCTGCGGTGGGGCTCGATGTCAAGGACCTGATGCCGCCGCGCAAGGAGAAGGACGAAGAGCCGCGCCTTACCCTTGTCAAGGCTTACAACTACTACGACCAGAACGGGGAGATGCTGTTCCAGAAGCAGCGCTTCGTTGATCAGTTCGGCAAGAAGACATTCCGCCAGCGCAAGCCAGACGGCCGCGGCGGGTGGACATACTCACTGGGATCAACGCCCAAGGTTCTGTACAACCTGCCGGCAGTTGTCCAGGCAGCGGCCAACGGTGGGCATATATGGGTCGTTGAGGGCGAGAAGGATGCCGATGCTGTCAACGAAACCGGTGAAGTCGCAACGACGATGCCCAACGGTGCGGGCTCATGGCAGCGGATTCACACCGAAGCCCTGGCCGGCGCATCAGTCACGATTATTGCTGACAACGATAAGACAGGACTCGAACATGCGGCTCACGTGTTTCGCGAACTTCAGGCCGCCGGCTGCGAAGTCGAGGCATTCCGGCCGCCGGATAACGCCAAGGATGTGGCCGAACTTCTGGGAAGAGGAGAGCCACTCGCCAACCTTATCCCCTACAACCCGCTAGAAGAATCTCCTGAACCGATCCAGGAGCGCGACGAGTTCGCAGAACTGATCGACGGTTTGCATAAGTTGCACGACAATCAGCGGCTGACAATCCAGCAGAAGTTGACCCGGGCCCGCAACGCGATCGATCGCATCCAGTTCGATGACGAAGGGTTCTACGACTCAGGGACCCTGGTCGACTGGGCGGAGTTCATCGCTGAAAGTGTTGACGAGGATTATGACTGGGTCATCCCGGGCGCGCTCGAGCGCAGCGAGCGGGTGATTGTGGTGGCGGCCGAAGGTGTAGGCAAGACGATGCTGGCCCGCCAGGTGGCGATCATGTCCGCTGCCGGCATTCAGCCATTCACCTGGGGCCGGATGAAGCCGATCAGAACTTTGACGATTGACCTCGAAAACCCCGCACGCATCATCCGGCGCACATCATCCAAGATCATGCGGGCGGCACAAGAGCGGGCCCGCTCCACCAAGATCGAGGCGCATCTCCTCATCAAGCCCGCCGGCCTTGACCTACTCAACTCCCAGGACAGGATTCTGGTCGAGGACGTCATCGAGCGCACCAGGCCTGAACTGATCTGCCTGGGCCCGCTGTACAAAGCGTTCGTTGATCCAGGCTCACGAACCAGCGAATCGATCGCCATCGAGGTGGCGAAGTACCTGGACTCGATCCGCACGCACTACAAGTGCGCCCTATGGCTGGAACATCACGCACCTTTGGGGTCATCGGTAGGCGGAAGAGACCTGCGGCCCTTCGGCTCCGCGGTCTGGTCGCGCTGGCCTGAATTCGGATTGGCATTAGAGCCTGATCCAGTGGCTACCGAGAGGTATACTTATATTGTCAAAAACTTCCGAGGCGGGCGCGATGTTCGTAACTGGCCGCGGAGGATGCAGCGAGACGAGTTGTTCCCCTTCAGAGTCATCGAGTTCCGGGAGCCGTAATGGCCGGCTTATCCAAAGAGTTCCTAGCCGAGCGCGATCTACGCATCTTCAAGATGCGCCAAGCCGGCGTATCTGTCAACGAAATTGCACGACGGTTTGGCATATCGGTAGGCGCATGTAGCAATGCGATCCAGCGGCAACTACAGAAGTTAAACAAAGAAGCGCTCATGGCGTACCCAGAAGTGCTTCGAATGGAACTGGAGCGACTAGACGCACTGCAGCAGGCCGTCTGGCCGATGACTCAGCACCGCAAGGTGGCCCTCAACGACGGCACGGAAACGACGGTCGAGCCTGATCTCAAGGCAATTCAACAGGTGCTGGCCATCATGGACCGGCGGAGTAAGTTGCTGGGCATGGAGCAGACGAACGTATCGCTCACGGTAGACACAAGTGACCAACCGGCCAGAGCCGCTCTGGCGGGCGCTGACGCCCCTCTGGCGGTCTCTTTGGTGTCCGCTGAGCAGGAAGCGCGTAAGTTGCTCGAACTCATGGGAGCCGCCGGCGTACTGCCTCTAGATGTCGTGCGCCAGATCACAGGGGACTCTGAAGCCCCGCGCGCGCTACCCACCGCACAGCCCCGGGAGGAGAGCGCGTATGAGTGAAGAGGACAATTTGAACTCTGCGGTAGACCATGTTGCGGAAACGATGAAACTTTCGCGCGTATCCAATATCGGTTCAAAGCCTGGAGCGCCGGCCTCGAAACAAGTTCTGATACGCGCCATCGAGGGGGATCACCTCCGGTGGAAGGAAGCCGCAGAGAAGTCAGGCGTAACGCTGAGCGAGTTTATCCGCGAGGCTCTGAATGCCGCCGCCAAAGACCTGCTCGAATGTTCCCATCCCTTGGAATACAGGAGATGGAATCTTCGCGGAGAACGCTGTCTAAAATGTGGGATGAAAATCCGCTAAATTCCTGGGAAAAACTGTAGAAAAATGTAGGTAAAAAATATGGATGTTTTACTTCTAACAATCTTTTGCATCGCCTCCTTCCTTATCGTTGACAGGATCACCAAATGAATCGCCCCGGCCGCAAGCCAACCAACAACCCAACGCTGACAATCAAACTGACGCCGAAGATTAAGCGACATCTTATTGAGGTTGCCAGCCTTAACGACATGTCGATCACCGAGTACCTGGTGACGCTGATCGAGCGCGACGCCGGCCAGTCACTACAGTAAGTAGTTGTAAAGTAATAACTATGGGTAGGCAGCCACAAGTAGCCACCACAACTGGGACTGTCTACTTACAGTTACGAGTCCCAGGCTGGATGAAGAACAAGATCATCGAGCGGGCGGACGAACTCGACACGAGTGTGAACGCTGTGCTCCTGTCCGCGGTGAAGAAGTGGCTCGAAGAGGACGGAGCGCTGCCGGCCCCACCCGTAGCGACGAGGCCACTACCGACGACGGCTGACCAGATTCGAGCCTGGGCCACCGGTGAGAAGATCACCGGCCCCTGCGGTCAGACGAAGTGCCCCGCGCTGGACGAAGAAGGCCGCTGGCAGTCAGACGGAATGGGCTTCTGTACGCACTGCGGAATCCGGGTGCAATAGAATCAGTCGCCCCACATTTGCGCGATCGTCATCCACCAATTTCTGTTGAATGAGTTCCAATGGACTTACTACTCGACCACATTTGCGCGATCGTCGGGCGGATCGGTGTGATCCCCCTCTTGCGCTGCTCGGCGGCCAACTGTCGCGGTGTCAGCCCTGCCCACACCCCATGCATATCCGCAGGTGGGAACTCCAGCGCGTAGTCCAGGCACAGGTCCTTCACCGGACAATGCTTACATATCTGGCGCGCTTTGGTGATGTACGTAATGTCCTTATACTCCTTCGGGAACATAAGGTCCGTCTTACCTCGGCAGTTAGCAAGGTGAGTCCATGTGGGTCTTTGTGGGAGCATGTGGTGGCCGGTGGGGGGTGGTGGTGACAAATGGGGATTGCGTGTATATCTATTTTACGTATATTCCCTAGTTCATTCTAATTTGTTTGATTTTCTTGATCCAAGGTTTGGGGATGGTGATCCCATGCGCTAGGTGTGAGTCGTTGATGAGCGCCACAATCGTGATGTACGTATCCGTTTCGTGCCACAGGTATCCCAATGAAACAGACTTCGCCGGGGTCTGCTGTGTGGCTTCCTCCGGCGTAGCCCAATCATTCCCACCCACCGATACGGCGTCCTCCCACAGAATCTCGACAATCGGGAGTTTGCTCTTGTTCTCCCAGATGCTTACGAGAATCTCCTCTAGGTCTTGCTCCTTCTGGACCAGATTGCGTTTGGCGCGCTTCATCGGTTCTCCTATGCCAGCGGTTGATTCAGTGCGATGTATTCAGCCTTCTCTCCTTGAGAGGGGCAGAGATTGGTGATTCCTGCTAGGACGATGGCGAAGTGTTGCCGGCGATCGAAGTCGTCAGTTCCCCCCTCGTTGATGCGCTCCACCACATCGGTGTCGCCCATTCCCTCGACCATCAACTCGCACCAGAGTTCTCCGTACCAGAGTTCGTCCTCGTCTGTGAGATTCGTGGGCCCGTCGTTGTAGTACACGACATCGTCGAAGAAGGCGAACTGTTCAGCCGTGTAGGTGACAGTCTCCTCGGGGAGGGTGATAACAACCGTTCTAGGTACGTCTGGATTTAACGGAACTAGGGTGGTCGTCGCCGGCGTTCGCTCGATCGCGCAGGCCGTGAGGGCCAGCATGGATAATCCGAGTAATGTTTTTCTGTACACAGTTTTTCTTTCTGGTTAGAGGATGTGTAGGTTTCCCCACCCATCGGGATGGACCGTGAAGGAGAGTGTCCCTGGTCGGGTCTTTACTCCCTTTGCGTCGGCGTAGTAATCTCCCACATTTGTGAGAGATGGACAAATTAACAGCGCTCGTCCTTCTTGCTCTTTTACATTGAGGTGGTGATAATGGCCAGTTACCAGGATATCTGCGTCTGCGATTCCTGGATATCCCCGGCCCATCGACTGGTCTTTCCACCAGTTCCATACGCCGTTAGCGGCGCCGCCCGCTGGTCGAGTGACGTGCCCGTGCGTCAACCCCAAAATAGTTCCGTTCAGATTTAACGAAAGGGCGACCTCATCGCGGGAGAGTCTGAATCCCACATGCCCGTAAGCATCAGGATTAACTGACAGAATCTCGGCTACCTGCTCGAATACCGCCACATCGTCGTTGTCGTGGACTGATGTGATGTTCTTACCGTTTTGCCGGTTCTCCCCGTGGTTCCCTGGCACCGCGGCGACCAGCACCTTTTCGGCGTGGGGGGCCACACTCATGATGATGTCGCGCACACCCCGGCGAACCAGTTTGATCTGGTCGCGTCGGTCGAGTTGTACCCGGAATTGCTGGGCCGCGTAGTGCCCGCAGGTTCCCTCTACGAGGTCTCCAAGTCCAAGAATCGCCACTTGCCCGATGTCGCATCCAATACGACGTAAATCAGCGAGGCGCTGGGGCACGGACGATACGAGATCAGCAATTCGTCGGGCCTGCTCTTCGATGCCTCCACCGTCGCAGTTGCCGATCTGCCAATCTGACAAAGCAACGACAAAAGTGCCTGCCCCGGTTGGGGCTGGTTTGGCCGGCTTCTTGGCCTTACGAACCTCGCGATATACATCCTCGGGGATGACCCCGCCCGCTGATACCTTGCGGCGAATCTGAGCCTTAAACGAGTACAGAATGGCGCTATACGCTGACTCGCCCGGCGCATCTCGTTTCCAGCCGTCATACGAACACCAGCGAAGAGTGTCGCCAACGACTTCGAAAAGGTCGGGATCGAGGCCTCGGGCCCGGAGGATATCGTCCCACTCCGAGGGAGGGGAGTCGAGGGGGTCAGTTGTGATCTCTCCCGTGCTCCCGTCCCATACGACGCCAGGCTGCCAGCCCGCTGGGTACTGCTTGTCCTTGCGTCCATCCGGTTCTTCATCGCGTCCCTCTAGTGCGGCTAGCCTGTCGTGCAAACTCATTGGTTCTCCTTGCAAGCGCACCATCCACTACGGTGTGCGGTTAGTGATTCCCTGGCGATGCGGAATCCGGCGCCTCTCAGTTCCAAATGGATTTGTCTGATTGAGGCGCGCCCGGCGAGCAAACGCTTGAGAAGTTCGGCGGTCTGCTCATCCATCGAGTCGAGGATTCGCTTGACCGGACATACGTTCGGTTTACCGACACGTTCTTCGATGGCCTGAAGCCTGTCGTGCAAAGACATATTTCCCCTCACTGTGCGGAAACTGGCCGCGTCCACGGTCGTCTCCATTATAGTCTATGAACTATGAGTGACGCTGTCCAGCAAGACCCTAACAATGAAAGCAACACAGGAAAGCGCGATCATGTTTTGCGCAACTCTATTGAAATTGCTGTTAGCGGAGTCGGCTCGCCGGAAGAGATCGCCGAAAGAATGTTGCGGTTGCTCGATGAGCGCAAACTGATTCAGTATGCGCCTAAGGAAACCCTGGCCCTGCTATCCGCCGCCGGTCGAGTGTTGCTCTGCCTGATCGAGAATCCTGGCTCAACGATCCGCGAAATCTCTGTTCGTCTGGGGATCACCGAAGCAAACGTCGGGAAAAGCATCGCTACGCTGGCAGAACATAAGATCATAGCAAGAACAAAAGTTAAGAACAAATACACCTACAATTTCAACGTCGAGGTCATGCTGAATCACCCTGATATACGCAGGTTCTACGAGGCGATTTCGCCCTTCTTCAAGTAGACCGATTGGCGCCATGGGTGATTACGTGCGTATGCTGAGCGGTATGAACACAGATTTTCATAACCATTCTCGCGATATCATCCCCAGCGGCCTCACCCCGCCCAAGCCATACCAGCCCAGGAACCTGACGGACCGCCTGACGCCGGCCGCTCAGATGTATCGGGACGAGACCATCAGCGAGAACCAGCACGTCATTCAGCATGTCATGAGCCAGATTGCGTCGGTGATGGAGAACTTCGAGCATTTAGTCAATGAGCGCTACGAGTTGGACATGTTGCTGATGAAGTCCTGCGACATCATTGGGGAACTGCTACACGCCGTCAAGACTGGCGTTTCCGTGAGCGAGGACAAGGTCACCGCCGCCCAAGATTACCTGGAGATTTTTGGGTACTGACAGCCACTGAGTTGTATGCTTGATGCATGCCACAAGGACCAGGCAATCGCCCATGTTTTGGCTCCGAAAAGACCTGCGCTGATTGTGATGGCACCCCTCAGAATTGTTCGCTGAACTTTTGCACTGATCTGGGCATTCCCCCGGACATGGTGCCCAAGGTTGGGGAAACCGACAAGGTACATCTGAACCATGTTCAGGTTCTATCTGAATGGTTCCGTCAGCAGTATGGGTACACCAGTAAGAGCGAGTTGCTCCAACAGATTCCTGACATCACTCTCAGCAGCAAAAAAACCACTCGTAATGATTACAGGGCTTTTCTCACTGAATGTGCATGGCAAATCGCTCATCTGGAGTTCATCATCCAGCGGATGTCGGAAGACTTTGCCGATCTCAGTATTCTGGCCGAGCGGATGGGGGATGCCCTGATGTCTGTGCAAATGACATCGCGCACCGAGGTTACAAACGCCCTTGCCGAGTGGACTGCCTTCCGCGAGTGGCTGTACGATGATCAAGGTGACGACGATCAAGACGAAGATTAAGCGCCCCAATCGAACCAAGATTGCCTACGGGTCGCGCAACCACACTTGTTTGATCTTTGCGCAGGTCATGCGCTTCGGGACATTCACGCCGGCCCAAGCCTGGAATTGTTTTCCGGAGTTGAAGAAGGACACCTACGAGACCCGGCGCTCGCTACAGAACCTGGTACGTCTGGGCCTCATTACTGAAACTGGCGACGAGGTATACAAGATCACTGCGCTGGGCCGGAACACCCTGCAGGATGTAGCCGCTACTAAGCGCAAACTGTAGCCCGCTAACCCTGAGTTGCCCTCCATGAGGCGTACATGTCGTCCGTGACAGGGATGACCCACACCTGGCATTCGTCAATGTGTTTGAGGGAGCCCTGAACCGACCAGGCGATTCCTAGTTCTTCCTGTGGCGCACAACTACCGACATTGCAGTCGAGGCCATAGTTGTTCAGGAAGTAGGTAACGATGCACCCGCCGGCGTCCTCGTGGAAGCAGTCACTGTCTGGCGCCCCATTTGCGGGACAGTAAACCATGGTGATGTTCAGGTCTGCACCTGACAGTGTTAAATGTAGTACGTGGCCGTCGTCGTGCCACAGGTATTCGAGTTCACCGGCCATACCGGAATACTACTTGGTATCGAACCAGCCGCCGCGAGCCTCGCCGTTGTATTTGCGGGCCAGGCCGGCGTCGATGATGTCCTCATTTAGGCAAGCGGTCTTTTTCTCGTCAGAGTAAATCTCTGCCAGAATGCGTCCGAACTTTTCCTTCTTATCTTTGACAGTCTTTACAAATACAGTGGGATGTCGGACTGTCCAGTCTTTGGTGTACGCCTTAGCCTGAAGGCCTAGTTCTTTCTCAGCCTTATTGCTTGTTCTGGATTCTGGGGTGTTGATTCCGTGTAAGCGCACCCGCACCTGAAAGTGAACGTCGAATCCAAGGTCAACACTCAGGTCGAGGGTATCCCCATCGATGACGTCGAGAACTTTTGCGCTGTAAAAGAATCTATCCGACATTAGGTCAGCCGAACATCTTCTTCCAGGTCACCGGCCCAACAATACCGTCATCCTTGAGGCCGTTCGCTCGCTGCCAAGCCTTCAGGGCCTCGGCCGACTTGGGGCCGAAATCTCCGTCTGGCTTAGCGCCGATGATGGCTTGAACCAGTTTGGCGGCATCGCCCTTGGAGCCCTGCTTGACGGGGGTTCCGGGGTAGTCAAACCTCATACCCCCGCCGCCACCGGCAGGAGCAGCAGCAGCAGCAGCGGCGGGAGCAGGTGCGGCAGAGCCGTCGGGCGAAGCATCACCGAGCGCGTACTGCCAGTGCCAAGCCTCAAATTCCTTTGAGTTGCGGTCAGCGGTCTGGAGGTAGAAGCCGTACTTGGGAGCGTTGGCACACATCCAGTCGAAGCATGCGCCGCCCATCCCGGTCAGTTTCCCACCAACGTCGTAGCCGAGGTCGATGGCCAGGCCCCATCCATGGTTCGAGCCCTTCACCCCGGTGGGGTCTGGAGCCGCCGAAGGAGCCTTGCCCGGCTTGAGGTACCAGGTTTTCCCCTCATACTGACGGGTAACCTGAGGCTTGCGTCCTTGGTCAGTTGTGGTGTAGCGGTCCATGAACATCTTCAACTGCCCATCGAACGAACGGTAGTCACCGACATTCTTCAGTTTGAAGCCGGCAGCCATCGCTGCGTCGTACATCTTGTCGAACTGAGCGGCCACAGGGGCATACATCAGTCCACCGGTCTTGATCTTGGCTAGCAAGTTTTGGGGCAACTGCCCGTTCTTGTGGGCCTTGAGCGCGGTAGGGACAACGAGTTTTACGAAGGGCAGGTTCATGATTACTCCTCTGAGGTCTCCTCCATTGTACTATTTTCCTCCTTCTCCCCGGTGAAGGCCACGCTCAGGATGTGAACAGCCAGGGCCGCGACAGAAATCCAAAACGCCTGAGCCTGAACCTTTCCCGAGAGAGTGATGATGACGACGGCCGTTCCTGCGAGGGTCCACGAGAGAGCGCCGGCTTCTGAGAGCAATTTCTTCAACATTTATTTTTCCTTCCGTGTCCGTGCGATTCGTACAATTACTACACCTAATAGCCCCAATAGTGCTGCGACCACTACGGTTCCTGTGTCGCCGCCATGACAATCCCGTATTTGATGAGTTTCATTACCTTCTCCTTGAAGAAACTGTTATTGGGGCCGCTGCGATGATTGCTCCAGCAGCGACAACTACTCGACGTTCCCCTACCGAAATCACAGAGTTGGCAGGGACATAGGTATCGAACTGACCACCAAAGACGTTGATTTCTTCTTCGAAGGCTTCCTTCACTTCTGCCGGCGCTTCGGATAGGGCGGCCGCGAGAACCTCAGCCTGCTCGTCGGTTAGTTCGGCGGAGGCGATTTCTGTGATTAGCGCGTCCACCTGCTCGGTGCTTAGTTCGGACAGAACTTCCTCAGAAAAGATGGCGGCGATTGCCTCAACTGATGTCGACGAGATGTCGAGTTCCTCGATGAGTTCAGCCAACTGTTCTGGCTCAAGGTCCAGGATTTCTTCAATAATTGCTTCGCTCGACCCTGACTCAAGGGGCGGTTCTGGGACCGCGGTTGTAGTCGGTTGATTAGTTGTCGGCGGAATCGTCGTCGTCGGCGGAACCGTCGTCGATGTTGTAGTTGTAGTGGGAGGGAGCGTCGTTACAGGGACAGTCGTTGCGGGGACAGTAGTAGTAGTCGTTGTCGCTGGAACTGTGGATGTTGTTGTAGGAACCCATGTCGTCGTCGTTTCTGGAACAGTCGTTTCCGGGATCGTAGTCGTAGTTGTCGTGGTTGTAGTGCTAGTAGTTGTAGTTGTTGTAGTGGGCGGAGTGGGGTCAATCACCACAGTGTCAATAGTGGTTTCGGGTCCGTACATACAAGACCCTTCGCCCTCTCCGACACATGGCGCTGTCCCTGCCTGAATCTTGAATCTCACTGGTCCGTATCCAGTTGTTCCAGGCCACATCCACGGACCGAGACTGTATGAAGTGTTCGTGGCGTATGTCCATATTCCCCAACCACCAGTTTCCGCTTCGTCAACGAGGTCAACAAACGAAATGTTGTACATGTATGGAGCAGTGTTGCCTGCTGTTGGGGCATCCCAATTTAGAACAACATTTCCATCGGTGTCCGCTACTGCGGTGAGATTTTGAACAGGGTTAAAGTATGGGGCTATCGTTGTGGTTGTAGTGGGGGAAGAAGAATACTGAGTAACAATGGCTAGCCGCTTTCCGATGCCGGGACATGGGTCGCCAAAGATGTGGTTGAACGCCCCAATTTCGAGGGTTGCCTGTCCAAGGTATTGGCTGAGTTGCTCTTCGCTTAGGGTTGCGTGGCACCCAGGGTTGATGGTGTATTGCCCGTTCTCCCCGTCTGGAAGGCCGTAGGAAATGAAACTGATTCCGGTGAATGTTGATCCTTCTGGGGCAGTCAAAAGGACTGACTGGTTCTCCCAGACCTTCTGCCAAACAGAGTTTTCTGGGATTGCTGGTACGGTTGGTTCGCCAATCAGGGAGGCATTCTTGATCGATGGCCCGTAACAGCCGGCCCAAAAGAGACCATCCTTCCCACTGAAGGTGACAGTCACTAATTCATTTGGTGATGTAGTCGTGATAGAGAGCGTCTGGTTCTGAGGGGGCATTGACGCTGTGGATACTCCAGTGCTTTGCACTTCGTCGCTATCTGCCAGGGTCGCCTGGTATGTCCCGCCCCAGACTCCGGCCACCGTGTAGGAGAGGGTTAGGCTCGATGGCTCAGGAACTACGATTTGTTGATTGACCGAGCCTTGGACATAACTGAAGAACAGTCCGTTCTGACCATCCCACCCGCCAACAGCGGGCATACCATTCGAGCATGAGGCTCCGCCGGTCGGGCCACTCCACCCACCCTGATCAAGAACAAATGATCCGTTCGATAAGTATTGACTGGAGGCGATGACCGACGTGGCCGGTGCAAAGAAGGCCAGCACTGACACTGGAATAAAGATAAAAGCCCTAGTTAGGCGCAGCAATCCCCTCACCACACACCCCAAGAAAAAGTGTACCACTAATGGGTATACTTAAATGGGAGGTAGTTTTTATGGAGGAGTGATGGTTGTCAGGCTTCTGCGTAAAGCCCCAACTCCTCAAGCCGAGCAGTAATTTGACTTTCGTACTTTGAGGCAATCCCGGCAACTAACACCTGGATAAGGTCATTGCGCTGGCGCTGGGCGGTGCCTGGCCCAATGTGTTGCTTGTACAACAATTGCGGGATGTGGTGCATGCGGGTCTTGAGAAACGTGCGAACGATCAGTTCGTAATCATCGGCTACGGGATAGGACGGATCATGCCCGTTTAGTTCTCGATACACATCAGCCCGCCAAGCCCGCACATGATTGGGGGCGGAAACAATGTGCCGGATGGTTGCGTTGTTGATGGCCGGCGCGCTCATCACCCATACGCCATGAGCGTCCGACCAATACTCCGAACCATAGCCGAACGCCCAGCCTTCTGGATAAATACCAGATTCCCCGGAGGACAGAATTTCGCACCAGTCTGAATACACAAAGCCGACATCGCTATTATCAGAAAACGCAGAACTGATAATAGCGAGGGCGTCTGGTGTCAGTTCATCGTCGTGGTCAAGTTCAACGAGAATGTCGCCTTTAGCAACCATAAAACCTTTTCTTTTTACGTCGCCGATTGAGCCTGAGTGAACGTGGGAGCGATGCATCTGGATTTTGTATCTCTCATCAGCGCAAAATCCGTATAGTTGTCTCCAGGTTTCGTTGTCGGTTGAGTCATCCCAGATAACCCACTCCCAGTCTGTGAATGTTTGTGATTTTAGGGAAGCCCAAGTGCGGGCAAGAATTTCCTGGGGGGTGTTATGTGTGGGCGTAATGACGGAAATCATAAGAAGTGTTTCAGGATTGCTGATGTTGCCAGCCCAATCCAAGCAACATTAAAGAGGATAATAGTCGGGAGTGTTTTGTGGGTCGATGACCAAATAAGCGCAACACTTGAGGCGATGGCAAAAATGTATAGCCACCACCATTGGGTACCGAAAAGTAATCCTGGGAAAATGATTATTAGTTTTGTTACGAATCCCCACGCCTCAACAATGTTGGGTCGGCTCCAATATTGTTTCTGAGACATTGCCTTGATGGCATCATGTATCTTTTTGTAAAATTCGACGATGTGATTCATTCTATCGATAATCCATTTTGTCTCTCATGCTCTCGTCTGGCGCGGACAATTTCATTCAAGTGGGATGGCCCTTTGGTGAAGTACCAATGTTCTGGTTCAGCAAAATGAAAGAAAATCATCTGCACTTGATTATTCGCCGGGTCGGGAAACTTTTCGCGCCAGTGGTACTGGTCTTCGCCGTAATAACACACTGCTTGGTTTTGCTCAAGGTGCATCTCCTGCCCCTCAACATAGATGGGCCATTGAGTTTTATGGGAAAGACATAAATCAATCGTGTAGGTACAGGCGTTATCGTCCACATGGCGCGGAAGTCGGGCCTTGAATCCGCGATAGATAACCCACATACAGTAGGTGGGTTTTAATGTTGGGGTAAAAATGGCTCGGGCTTTATCTAATAGCACCTCATGATATCGCTCCAATGCTTTCTTTTGGTCTGCCGCATCTAAATGGAATCTGCCCAAGAACGGCTCATAGGGAATAATCCGAGTTTCGTTGATTAGGGACAGTTCATTATTTAATTGGGTGAATATATGCGGCTCAAAAACTTCATCAATGATGAATGCCGGAGGCCTTGTAAGCAAAGTTCGATTGGTCAATGGGTCATAGTAGGTGCTCATTGGCCAAGGGCTTTCCGTCATCAGGTGCGTCCGTGGGGTGACTGTTGCTTTGTTGTATTATGAATGTACTGACAATCCATTTGTCACTTGAAATAGGCATACAGCCCTGATGTGGGTGCGTCCAGTACGCAGGGAACAGTGCTATTGAACCTACTCGTGCAGGCACAAAAACATCCTGATGACGAAAATATGTTTCTCCGCCGACATCAACTGTATTCAGGTAAACAACAGCACCAAGAACACGCTCCGGAACAGTCGCGGGGAGCGGCCCTCCATCAATGTGCTCACGGTAGTACCCACCGCCCTTTATGTATCTTTGCACCCTGAAGCCAGTATCAGACATTCCTGGCCAATCCCAGAGCCATGTAAATTGTTCTTGGTAGTAACCAACACAAGAAAATAGTACTTGAGTAACTTCATTCTCATAAGATGAAAGTGGTTCTGGCGGAACGCCGCTGTTTATCAAATTAGGGGATGACCAACTCATGTCCATGCTGTTTTTAACGTATGGCATTAAGCCGCCCATGACCGGCCCTGGAGAAAATAATTTTTCGTAATATGTTGATAATTCCCGAATCACCGAGGAACATAATTCTTCGCTCAAAGCATTTTCGGCAACCATAATGGCCGAGGACTTTCCCGCAGGCCATGAAAATTTGATAGTCATAGATAGTATCTCGTTTCAGGCGTACGACAGAAATTTTTCGTAGACATTAAGGATGTCTCGCAAGTGAAGTTGAGCGCTGTCACTGTAGGCGGCGTTCGAAAAATTAGGTTGCCAGGTGAAGGAGCCATCTACCAACTCTAGGTCGTCCGGGTCCACTCCCGCAAGTAGCGCAGCAGTAAATAATTCTGTTTCCAACCGGCGACGCGCAATTTCTCGTGCAGTAGTTTTTTGACTTTCCGTAATGATGAATTCCATATCAAACCCCTATCAATCTCGTCTCATGATTTTAAACAAAGATGTTTTTTCTGGTTTGGCTAATTCAGAGTCTACATCTCTTTGCAATTTTTTGTATTTACTTTTCTGGTTGAGCGGCATGAATGCCCCGCCGAACCCTCTGTGCTTGAGGAGGTCGTAAGACCTTGAATTGCCCCACAGGATTTCCGATTCCTTGCTTCTCTTAAATGGAATAACGTGCCACATGGGGCGCCCTATTTCAAGTTCGAAAGGCTCGTCCCCCAGCACACTAATGACCATATGGGCGGAGTGATAGTAGTCTGTATTGACCACCGCCGGAAGCATTGTGTAATTTGGATCGGGGTCCCAGAGCGGGGGCAGAAACAGGGATGACCAACCCGGTGGAGTTTTTATTTTCCAGGGATTGATGACCTTGATGTAGTTTGATTGTTGAAGTTTACGTGCCCTGGAAACAGGGCATTCTCCTGTTTGCGAATATGAGAAACCCTCAATCAAAAATTGTTGACAGTCGCGCGTCAGGTCAAACTGTGCTTCCCAATTCCTGCCGTTCAATGACGGACGAATCATCAATTTGGCCCACAGTGGAATGGTAAAGCCTGTTGCAAGATAATCAGACGTGCCGGAGCACCGCTTGATGCTTCCCTCGGCGCCGCTGAGTTCCTTCCACCACTGAGGCCAATTTCCTGTATTGACGTATGGGCGACATGAGTCGTCCATTAAATTAGGGTCAGGACAAGACAGCAACACTTGATTCTTTTTTAATTTAGGCAAATCATCAAAAACTTCTGGATTAACTATTTGCAGTTGCTTTGAGCGCCTGGGCATGGTCCACCAATTTCTGTTGAATGAGTTCCAATGATATTTGTGAAATATTCTTTCTAGAGGACTGACGAGAATTGTATGCGTCTAGTTGTATTGATGCAATCTCCTTGTTGAGCACCCCCTGGCCCTGGGCCACATGCCACAAATGTGCTGCACCAAATAATTCAAATCCCGTTGAGGGTATGTCGTGATGCTCAGGGCACCTGGTGTTCCACAATTCAAGAAGGTGCGCCAACAACTCCGGTTTTTCTGCCTTTTGCTGTTCCGCCCACATCGGTGTGTCGTCTCTGTCTGAAATATAGTGGAGTGAAATCATGCATAGAATATTTTCCATAATAGAATCCATGACACGGTGATATTCCTTGACTCCGTATGTTTTCTCACGCGAGAATGTTGGAAGGTATGAGCAAATAAGCCTGGCCTGTTGAATCGTAGTAGAAATTGATGTTGCCTCAAGCGGTTCAACAAATCCTGCAGCCAATCCAACTGCGACACAATTGTTTTTCCAAGTTGTTTTGAAGTACCCCGATTTGAAAGAAAGCGTTTTCGCTGGCTCTATTTCAAACCCGTGAGTGTCTGAAGCCTCTTTAACCGCCTCATCGACCGAGCAGAAATCTGATGAAAAAACATAACCATTACCGCGGCGTTTCTGGGTTGGAATTTCCCACATCCAACCATTTTTTAATGCCCTAGCGCGTGTATATGGGCGTATCTGACCCGACGGGCACGATGGCGTTGGGAACGCGACTGCGCTATCACATGGGAGATACTTGCGATATGAAACAAAATTATTTTCCGAAATTGTGCTCAATATTTCACGACTGAACCCTGTTGCGTCGATAAAAAAGTCACCCTCAATTACACCCGGGTGCGAATCAATTTGTATGTGCTGAATAAACCCATGCTCATCTGCTCTGACATCTGTTACATTCGCATCAATAAAATAAATCTGCCTCTGTTTTGCAATCTGCGTCAGAAACAAGTTCAGTTTAAATGTATCGAAATGATATTGATTTGTTCCGAGATGCGTCTTGTCTCCGGCATCAATAATTTTGTTATCTATCAAACCGCGCCACGAGAATACGCTCGTTAGGGGCCAGCCATTCTCTAGCGCATGGGCGTAGCCGCCCCAGAAAGTCCCCGCACTTAAGCCCGTCCCACCCACGCTATGGAAATAGTCTGGCGTATGATTCGTCCAATTTTCGTATCTGATGCCGTACTTGTGCGTAATGTCGGCATTTCTTATCATGTCATGAACATCGATGCCGATGATTTCTTGAAAAAGACGCCAATGCTCTGTGGAGCCCTCGCCCACGCCCACGATGCCTATCGCGCTAGAGGAAACAACAACAACCTTATAGTCTGTAAAAAGAGTTTTTATTATAAGTGCGGTTACTAATCCTGCGGTCCCCGAACCAGCGACCACTATTGTCTTGTTTTTCATTTTTTGACCACAAATGTGAAGCCTGTTGCTAGGGGAACATGAAATAGATACTTGTCGTCGTCCTCGGTCAGGCGCGACAGATACTGGAAATAGGGGTGCCTCTCCTTCAGCGCATACAGTGCCCCAAAATCATTGACGGTATTGAGAATCATAAGTGAGTTCTGCGCAAGTTTTTCCCAGGCACTGTCAATAATTGAGAAATCATGGCTCATCATCTCGGTGTCAACAAAAAACACATCATAGTCAGTATCAATCACCCCACTCGCAAAATCTTGCATAGAGATGATGTGATCGTCCGGAATTTGCGCACCTATATATTGCTCCAAATAATCAATACTTGTTGTATTGACATAGTCTACGCGGGGAACAATTTCATTGAGCGTTGCAGCAAGAACATAATTCATGCCACAGAATAATAATTTAGAAGGATTTTTAATCCTTACGATTATTTCCACAATGGAGCGACTCAAAATTTCTATATCCATTGTTGAGCCCGTGAGATTACCTGGGTCAAGCCAATTTAGTTGGACGGAAAATCCAATAGCAGAACGACTTCTGTCCACGCCTGTTTCAACTTCTGACTGCAGAAACTGCGCATTTTTTGCGACAACAAGTGCCTTGTCTATTTCTGAGGAAGCCGTATGAGATAGCAGGTTTGCAAATTGGAAAACACCATAATTATCACTCATTTTCTATTCTCCATTTGAGAACATGAAACAGGTACCAAAAGCGCCTCAATGACATTTGATTTCTGCGCAATTCGGCGTGCCGTTCGATTGCTATGGGTGAATTTTGGTCATGACCGGCCGCCCCATATACATTGCTACAGGCTTCCTGTAGGTCGTTTAGGGTAACATCAGCAATGTCTTCAAGGTCAAAACCGAGTGTTGCAAAAACTATTGCTAGTTGCTCCTGGGCATAATTGAAATCGTCTTGCAAGTTATAGCCCATTGTTCTCGTCCTCAATTACAAAAACTATAGGTTGGTCAAGCATTGCGCAGGAAATAATGATTTCATCAGGTGTTTTGTAGCGACTCGTAATCGGGTCAAAATCAAAATCACCAAATTGCTCAGCGTTTGGGTCCCTGGGTTCTGGTGTCATCGGAACCACGTCACCAGAGAATATTTTACGGTTTCATCTTTTTCGCCTACGGGCTCAGCGATGTGTAGATACGGATAATTTGATGGGAACATAATTACACTCCCTGCTCGTGGCTCAATATTTACATTAAAGCGGGGGAATACTAGATTGCCTCCAGTGAAATTGTCGTTCAGAAAAGCAACCAGACTCAAACTTCGTGCGTTGCTTCTGAAGTGGTCATGGTGGGCGTGATACTCGGCGCCGCCGCCATACTTGAGCACGCGATACCCTTCGTCTGCTTCTAGGCTCAACTCAAAGATATTTCTGTAGTCCCATACAATCGGGTCAATTTTTTCCCAGATTTTCCGCCACTCGGAAACAAGAGGAATCATTCGTTCGACGCGGACCTCATCAGAGCCCAGGGGTGCTAATTCGCAGCCCAATGATGTTCTCATGTTGGAAATCTGCCCTTCACCAGTGGCGGACTTTTCCCATCGCACATATCCCCAAGTCTGGGAGCACTCTTCTTCAAGGAGTTTAATGAAATTATCAGCGTCAAAAATATTGTCATACTGGCAAATTGCGACGGCGTGCTCTTTAAATTTCATGTCACTCAGCGATTCTCGCGCGAATTTGTTCAAGTTTTTCCAATGCCTCTAGAATATTGACGAACTGTTCACGCAAACCCAAGTTTTCCTCGGAGATGTCCGTCAGTGGATTAAGGGTCTCCATATCAACTGAATCTGGGTCCAATCCGGCGATGATAAGGCATGTAAACAACTGCTCCTTAAGACCCCCTACCCGTAGGTCAATTGCTGCCAACTTACGCTCTTGACTCAGTGTGTCAAAAAATCCCATTGTTTTATCTCCTTGGTTCGTCCTGTACTGTAACTACATTCTTGCACATCTCAGCACCGTTCCGCGTACTTATAACGACATAGTTGCCGGGTTTGGGAAATCTGTGTTTCACAACAATCCGATGCTCTTCTATAATGTCCGGCACCATCTCACCCACGACCCGCTCAATGTCGTCATCATCATCTATTTCCATAAGAATCAATTTTATTTCTTTACACGATTCAAAATCATCTACCATAGTAAAAACAAACAATTGATTTACGCCAATCGGGGAGTTACACTCAACATATTTTTCGACGGGGATAGAAAGCAAGGTCACCCGAGAATCATCAAAATCTAAAGTTTTTGTTCTGGGGGAATGCCCATTTAGTATTGGCAAAACCCATAGACGAGCAAGTTTTGACGCCTCTTCAGCCATTGAATCGTCTGGACAAAAAATGACTCGGTCCATTAGATATCAACGACTTTTGTAAAGGGGAAGTTGCTGTGGCTCATCTGCGTGTTGGCTGTTCCGGCGTTGCGCGCAATAACTATAACGCCTCCATCCTTGCCGGTCTCTCCAGTTGAGCCGGAACTTGCTGTGCCTGCCGTTCCCCCGGCACCCCCAGGGCCACCCGGCCAATTTGGATGCGGAGTCGCGGACGGATTCGCAAAGGGATTGCTGCCCGTTGAGCCAGCAGGATGGTTTGACGCGGGGTGAGGGAAAACACCTGCGTTGTGTCCTGAGTTCCCGGGGTGCGCCGCAACATAATTAAGTCCGTGACCCGCGTTGTGGTGCCCAGGGTGAGAGCCCGGGCCGTGGGCGTGGTGGCCGTGCCCAGAGTTGTGATTACCGGCGTGATGCCCAGAGGGGTGATGATGTGAACCGTGCCCAGGGTTGTGAGTACCGCCGTGATGTCCAGGCCCATGAGGATGTGTACCGTGCCCAGCGTTGTGCCCTTTGCCCTGCGGATTGGCATTGTGGTTAGTATGAGCGCTATGGGGTCCATTCGCAGGGTGGGGGCCAACATTATATCCAGGCCCATGATGAATGGCATTGCTGTGTCCGTTGTGGTTAGTAGTAATATTATGGGGCCCATTCGAAGGGTGAGAGGCATGATGCGTTCCACTCGGATGATGATGAGCATTGCTGGTTGCGTTGTGTTGCAGGTGAAAGCCAGTTCCATTGGGACCATGAGACCCGGTGGTATGTCCAGGCCCATGATTTACATGGTTGTGGTTCGCGTTGTGAATCGCTGGGAGAGGTCCGCCCGCATTGTGAGCGACGCCGGGGTGTGACTCTGGAATTGAGTTATTAAATGGGGTTCCGGTGTGGGCATTAAAACTATGAGGACCATTCGCCGGGTGAGGCACACTCCCTGCGGGGTGTCCTCCAGCATTGTGGCTTGCGGGCCGAGTCGGCGCGGATGTTCCTGGGTTGCCAGCAGAACCAGCAGTGGCGGCGCTTCCCGCTGAACCCGCCAAACCCCTACTTACAATCGTGCCGGACCCAGCGAGAGTCTTGGTAACTACGATGACTAGACCACCGCCAAGACCGCCTGAGCCTCCAGCCCCTGCGGTGGCTGCAGTTCCAGGGTTCCCGGCGTTTCCGATACCACCGGGCTCACCCGCGCTCGCGCCAGGAAAAACACCCAAAGGACCAGCGCTACCAGCACTACCAGAACCCGCGTTAGAAATAATTGCTCCAGCACTGCCTGCTGCCCCAAGTGAACCAGAACCAATTTTAGTTATAGTGCCGGCTGCGGTAATAAACCATCCAGCAAGTGCGTCGTCCAAATCGTTCAGCGCAGAAGTATCAATAGAATTTGTACTATCCCCCCAAGCGCTGTTCGGATTGAGTGAGCCTTGTCTGCCAGCAATAGTGCCGCTACCATCAGAAATGTTTGCCGCCGTAGCCGTGGGGAAACCGATTACTCCATTATTAGTTAATGTTCCTTGTACGAAAATACGAAAACCGTTAGTAACAAGCACTCCACCGGAATCAACGGTCAGAGAGGAGTAGTACATATCCCGTATGAGGTGTACTGTTGTGCCATTAGTAATGGTGACAGAGCCGTCTAGTCCTGTGCCAAAAATGGAGTCTCCGCCAGTTCTCTGAACTAATGATTTATTTATTTTTCTGACCGCGCCCATCGCTAAACAACCTGTGAATAAATTACGGTTCCCGAGTTGCAGCCAGTTCCGCCAGTAACATCCGTCGATACGCTGGGATGTATGACAGAAGCGGAAGAGATAACAATAATTACTCCTCCCCCGCCCCCGCCCGAGCCAGGAGTTCCGGGCGCTCTAATTTGTGCCGTTCCTCCGGCAACACTGATGTACCTCGCGGCGAGAATTACGACACCACCACCTATGCCAGCAAAACCGCCGGCCCCTCCGCGCAAAAAAGTAGGTGTAGTTGATGTGCCGGTAACGGAATATCCACGAACAGACTGATTTGGTTGGTAGTAGAAGTTTGTTCCCCCCGTAGCCGCGGTCGGAGCGGTGGCGGTCTGCGTTGCACTTGAGCCCCCAAGACTGTGAGTCACCGCAGTCGCAATTCCGCCACCCTGTTGTATTGAGCCAGCAGTGGAAAACCCTATTGTATAACCGATGGTTGAACCATTATTCAATGTCAGAAGATTTTGAACGAAGATGCGGTATCCGCCGGGGTTAAGTCGAACGCTTGCAGAAAGAGTTAGATTGTAAAAAAACAGGTCCCTTGTTGCCGTGTAAATGGATGACGCTGGAGCCATACCAAGGACAGTAGTTGACCCATCTAGCGTCTGGCTGCCGTCAACAGATGAGCCGTATACGGAGTCGGGGGCGTCAAGGAATGCACTTAAATTAGAGTTCGCTTTTGATGTTGTTGATGGTCCAGAGACGACGCTCAAACCACCTCCATTGACAAAAAAGAACTTACCCATTTTAGTATTCCTCGTATCCGTTCAAAATTACATTTACGGTTGTTCCTGCGCTTGCCGAGCCAAGTATTTGGTCGGAGGTCGTGGCGCTTGCTGCGGAAGCGCCACCCTCATTAGTCAAGACCAGCGATGTCGACAGCGTGATTGTTTCGTTGGCTGCGAGGGAAAAACCGCTGAGAAAGTTATTGGATGTTCCAACAGAAACATTTTTTACCTTCAATGACATGGTTACGGTAACCGCGCTACCAGACGTATTGCATAAAACAATTTCCTTGATAACCGCAGTGGTTCCCCCGGTGCTTGAGTTGGGCACTGTATATATTGATGAGTTGGCAGTATTTGACAACTGCGCTGGACCTGCTAGTCGTTTTACTAAAACTGGCATTAGATTACCTCCATAATGAATCTACGATTATCAGTAGTTTCACGACGAACTTCTACTGACGCGGTTACATAGGTTGATGTGTTCGTCGAATCTTGCGAGTCTTGTGCCGCTTCTTCCCCGGCCGTAAAATTGGCGGTTGAAGCCGTTTCCGTTGACCCGTCATATGTGTAGCGTACTCTTGTCATTATTCACCTCTCACTAGTTGGTATATCCGTAAAGTTTCCAGGACCCAGATAAGTTGACTGCAGAAGAACCCAGTCTAAAACTTTGAAATTGTATCCCATTATAGGCATTTGCCGTAGTGTGCTGAACGGTCCCCGTATAGTTGCCAAATGTCGATGCGCAGTGTGCTGAAATTATTGTTCTGTCAGCAACATTGGGGCGAGAAATATCCATAACTATGTGGCTGTCTGCGTTGGCTATTACTCCACAAATACCGAGAGATGAGTTTTGCCCGAAGAAATTGTCACTGCTTCCGCCATAAGTTAGGCCCTGAACTGCGTAGTAGTAACTTGTTGTAGCAGCCGTGCTGCCCGATAGTAGATTTATAAAAAATAAATATGTATTTGAACTATTGGCCTGTAGGTCACTGATTATCAATCGATAATTGTCATAAGTGGCCGAAAAAACAGATTGTAAATTAACCTGCGTAGCGCCAGAAAATGTTCCGCTTGATAGATATACAAGCCCAATATTTCCTGTGGTGGCAATGGTTCCGTTCGCATTGGGGAGTGTTAGGGTCCTGTCTGCAGAGAGCGTTGTCGGCGTAAGCGTTACTTCGTAAGTTCCGGAGCCTCCAGCGCGACCCCGAAGTGCTACACCATCTTCGGTGGCTACTTCTCTTGCGGTGATAGAACCAATGACATCTAGTGATGTTGCTGGCGATGAGGTATTGACACCGACGCGGTTATTTGTTGCGTCAACATAAAGCACATTTGTGTCGACTGATAGCGCTGCCGCAGAGAGCCTCGTTCCGTCAAATGTGAGATTCGCACTACCTGCGGCTGCGTTTGAACCATCTTTGTATACAACTTGGTTAGCACTGCCAGCGACTGGGCCAGTTGCGCCCTGCGCGCCCTGACTTCCAGTTGCGCCTTGCGCGCCTTGCGCTCCGGTTGCTCCAGTAGAACCCTGCGGTCCGGTGTCCCCCTGCGGACCCGTTGCGCCTTGTGGGCCCGTTGCCCCCTGTGCTCCTGTCGCCCCCTGTGCGCCCTGAGGACCAGTTGCCCCAGTCGCACCAGTATCACCCGTGGCTCCCGTGGCTCCCTGTGCGCCAGTTGCCCCCTGCGGACCCTGTGACCCTGCTGCTCCCTGAGGACCCGTGGCTCCTTGGGGTCCTGCATCGCCCTGAGCGCCCTGAGGGCCGGTCGAACCCTGGGGTCCTTGCGCACCAGTTGCTCCCGTCGCACCCTGAGCACCCGTTGAGCCCTGTGGCCCCACATCACCCTGTGGTCCTTGTGCACCAGTTGCGCCGGTTGCCCCTTGGGTACCTGTCGCACCTTGCGGTCCCTGTGCCCCCGTTGCTCCGGTTGCCCCCTGTGCACCCGTAGCACCAGCGTCTCCTTGTGGACCCTGCGCGCCCGTTGCACCCTGCGCGCCCGTTGCACCTTGAGCACCAGTAGCACCCTGTGCCCCCTGCGCCCCCTGTGCCCCTACATCTCCAGTTCTGGCAAACGTAATGATGACGTCATCGTTGTTTGCGAATGGTGTAGTGCTTGAGCCTGTAACAAACGACGACGAAACGCGAAAGAATCCGGTTTCTTCAGTTATTGAAGAAATGGTGAATAGGGCAAATGCCGACGAATCACCTTTTTTAGAAACACGGAAGTGACCCTTAATTGTGCTCGTAGAGTCATCAATTGTCCTTAGGTATGACTGAATGTCCGTTGAGTTGTCATCAACATCATCAATAATTAGTTCAGTCGATGTATCAAGGGGTGAATTATTAAACTTTAGTTTTCCTGCACCGGGGTCAGTTTGTGCGGTATTTGAATCAAAGGTGTAGTCAAATGTAATTCCGCCAAAGTTGCCCTGAGCACCCTGTGGACCCTGTGAGCCTGTTGCCCCCTGTGCTCCAGTTGAGCCTTGTGCTCCGGTGGCCCCCTGAGGGCCAGCATCTCCCTGAGGACCAGTTGCTCCTTGTGCGCCGGGATTTCCTTGTGGACCAGTTGCTCCTTGAGCGCCGGTAGCGCCCTGAGGTCCGATGTCGCCTTGTGCGCCGGTTGCTCCCTGTGAACCCTGTGCCCCCGTAGCGCCCTGAGGACCGGTTGCTCCCTGTGCACCCGTAGCGCCCGTAGAGCCTTGTGGACCAGCACCCCCCTGCGGTCCTGTCGCCCCCTGTGTTCCTTGAGGACCCTGAGGTCCTGTATCCCCTTGGGGACCAGTTGCTCCTTGTGGACCAGTAGAACCCTGAGGTCCCTGAGAGCCCTGAGGACCCTGAGCACCCTGTGCGCCCTGAGGACCGGTTGCTCCCTGTGCCCCCTGAGGACCCTGGGGACCAGTTGCCCCCTGTGGTCCTGTGTCTCCTTGTGGCCCAGTTGCCCCTTGCGGTCCTTGAGCACCAGTGGCACCAGTTGAGCCTTGTGGACCAGTTGCTCCCTGTGCTCCGGTGGCCCCTTGTGCTCCAGTGGCTCCCTGAGGGCCTTGAGCGCCCGTAGCGCCCACATCGCCCTGAGGACCGGTCGCGCCCGTGGCGCCGGTAGCACCCTGTGCTCCGGTTGCCCCCTGTGGTCCGGCCGCCCCCTGTGCTCCGGTGGCACCCTGTGGTCCAGTGTCCCCTTGTGGCCCCTGTGTACCCGTAGCGCCCTGAGAACCGGCCGCCCCCTGTGCTCCCTGAGGACCCTGCGCCCCCTGAGGACCAGTTGCTGTCGTGGGTTTGAATTTTGTACCGTCAAATACTAGGGCCTGGTTGCTTGTTGCGCCCGTCGTATCTACCTCAATATCATCGACAAAGAGTGCAGCAGCCTTAAAGGTGTCGTCGGTTTTGAGGACGTCGGCACTGTCGCGATAGAGATTAGTATCCGCAGCACCGCTTCCTGGTCCCCAAACTAAACGGCCACCCGCCTGTACCTGGAGGCGAGCATAGGTATCTGCGTCAACGAAAACGGTAATGGCATCAGAACCGGCAGACGATAACTGCCGTATCGTTATGGGAACGGTAAATTTCTGTGCCACGACCTCAATCGCTTCCTATTCGCGGCCCCTCAAGGCCCTTTATCAACCGACTACAACGATTGTGTAATCATTTACGGAAATTGACCCCAAGAGAACCACAGATATGGTGTTTCCATTTGAGCGCGTTACGTCACCAATAACAGTTGCTCCGGTGTTCACTTCATAAATCTGCACGTTGACGTCAGTTGTTCCGAAGTTATGCGTAACCGTAGTGGTCGATGTTCCGCTTACTGATGCTGCGCAACCTTGTTTTGCGACTCGCGCAAGAGATGGGGTGCTGGTTGTGCGACCAGTTGATTCGCCTGATGCTGAAGCAAGGTTCGTTCTAGCCCCAGATTCAGTCGCCGCACCAGTGCCACCATGAGTGACCGCAATGGCCGTGCCGTTCCATGTCCCCGCAGAAATTGTTCCGACTGTAGTGATTGAATCATCACCAGTATATGTTCCCCCAGCAACTGTTGCCAGGGTTGCGTTGTAGGCCTGTACGTCAGTGCCGATAGCAAGACCAAGCGTGGTGCGCATGTCTGATGTGGTTGAATCGTCAAGGAGCGTTCGTGCTGTCGCCGTTAGGTCGGCCAATGCGGCGGTGCCCGAGCCGGTGAAGTAGGGCATTTTGTTTGCCGCTGATGTTAGGCCAGCAAGTGCGGTAAGTTCGGCATCGTGCGCCTGAACATCTGTGCCAATCGCAAGGCCAAGATTGGACCTCGCCGTTGAGGCACTGGTGGCGCCCGTACCACCGCTTGCAATCGCGATTGCCGTGCCGTTCCATACACCGGTTGTAATGGTGCCCAGTGTCGTGATGGTTGACTGTCCAACATATGTTGAAGCAATATCAATTGTGTCGGCGTTAACGGTGATTCTGTCAGCCGTACCAACTACATCAAGAGTATTGCCATTTTTTGTTAGACCCGCACCAGCAGTTATTTGTCCGGCACCGGAAAACTGTGCGAATACCAGGGGGGTCGTTCCCAGAGTAATTGTGTCGTTCGTAGTCAGGACAAAGCCCGCATCACCATTTACAGTACCCTCGGTGACAAAGGTGAACATTCCTGCAGTTACTTCGGCAGAAGTATCCGCGTCATCGGCGCGACTTGGGGAACCGGACGCGGCAACTACGTAAATTCCGTTTTCGGATGCACTGTCCTGGTTCTTTACGAGGACTCTGTTCCCGGTTGCAAGCACTACGCCATCAATCGTGTCGCCATTTTCCAGCCCTGAAGAAAGCGTGATTGCCTCCGTTGTAGCAACACGAACTGACGCCTTGACATCTAGGCCAGACCTTGCTGCGTCTACATAGGCCTTGGTCGCAGCATGCCCAGCCTCGGTTGGTGTGGCAACACTAAGATTTCCGTTCGCATCTCGTTTGGCAATCTTGCTGGCAGTCGCCGCATCTGTCGCATCATTGATGGCATTCCAGAACGACGCTGGCAACAAACCCGCACTGTCTGTATCAGCAAGATTGAGTGTCAGCGAAACGGTACCGTTTGATTCACTAACAGTTAGGGCATCGGTGTGCGCGCCACCAGCCGAGATGGTGTGGGGGAGCGAACGCCATGCACCGTTGGCGTAAACTTTGATGGTATCAGTCGTGCTCTGATAGATGAGACGGCCTTCGAAGTTGCCCGAACCAGGGTCACTGGCAACAACCTCAAATGTCGCATTGATAAGTTGATTCTGATTGAGGTCAATATTTGTTAGGAATTTTTGGGCCATTTTTATTCCTTAAGTTAAGTAGGCAAAACCAGAAAATGGTGCACTAAATAATACCCTAACTTGGGTATTTGATAAATATTGTACCTCACCAAAAACCACCGTACCCGCAGAATCAACAACTGTTACGCTTGGCTTTCCACCAAGCGTGTGGGTAATCGTCCAGGTCGACGATACGGTGCCTTGGGTATGAACATGTCGGCGAGTAACGCCCTGTGATATTGACCCCGTTGCTACAGTAACGGAGTTTGTTACTGTTTGAATAGTGACGAGGTTCTGGTCTTCTTGATTAACGGTTACGGTATTTGGCGTATCCTGTTGAATGTTGACAGTATTGGGTATGCCGCTCATCTGGTAACCTCGGGCAGCAGCGTGAATGTGCCCTTTATGAGTTTTGACACATCGCCGGATGAACTAATAATTTCCAGGTCATAAACACCGCTAGTTTCAAGTGCTGCTGTCTCTGCAGAGGTCATCCTGACTGTGGCTTCACCATTCACGGCATCCGTATATTCGATGCCATTATTCTCGGTTGTCAATTCAATCATGACCGCTGTTGACTCTATTGTACGACGTATTTGCATACGCGCCGTATAGTCAGTAAAATCCCAAGGGAGCATCACTGATGCATCATCGGGGTCGGGGTATTCGACGGTAATAATTCGGCTGAAAGTAGAGCCCTGTTCGCAAGTTATATTATAAATACCAGCAAGCATGGTTCACTCTCCTCCAACATCACTCAATATTGTAGTTGAGTTGGGTATGTCCTGGCAGGACTATCAGAGGATGGAGCCAGAGTCCTTATTGGGGCCGACTTTCTTCAGTCCGAATGCAGCGGCAACAACGGCCACAGCAGCAACTGCGCCAACCTTTAGGTTGTCGGCATTTGTGAGTGCATCGAAGTCTGATCCAGCCTCAACCCAAACGCCCACATATGCAGCAACAAATGCTGTTACTGCACGCTCTGCGGTATCTTTAATGAATTTAGTTGACATAACTACCTCCATAAATATTATACATTAATGAGTGCGATAATCTAGGAGATACTCCCGCCAACTGTCTGGTGGCCCTCAACGTAAAAATTTCGTGCCCTAAATGCGAAAGTCCCTGGTGCTGAACAGTTACTCTGGTATTGACCCCAGCCGGTACCATTGACGGCAACTTTTGCTTTTTTTTCGCTGATGTCGCTTCCACCCATATAGACACCATAGGAACGCTCTCCTGCGGTAAAGTTTGGCGGAGGATTATAGTTCAACCCCCCTTCTGAGAACGCAATCCCAAATAGGGATGACCAGCCACTGGGTGTTCCTCCGTTCAAGATCTCCCATTGCGTGTTTCGTGTTGGAGAGTTGAGGTTTGCAAGACCGCCGTCTGCTTCTCGGTGTGTTAGTAGTTCGGCAAACTCACAATTGATCGTATTGATAAATTTGTACCCCACCTCACTGTCGGTTGATGGTGAAGACGGTAGCGTCAAGACCACATTACCGATATCGGTTGTCCCACATGTTCCCTGAAGTGCAATAACTTTTTCTGTATAATCAGCTGACGCTGGATATCTCCAAGCAACGTTCTTCTTTGGTGTTACGAAACTCCTGGTATTGCTGTTCCCGGAGTTAGCAAAAATTCTATTGGTGACATAGGCATATATTGAATATGTTTGGTTAAAACTTAGCCCATCAACAGACCATACCCATTTGTCACCAGAAGATGTTGCGGAATATGTGCCAACACCAGATATGACTAATGTGGCTGAGGTGCTATATGTCGGTTGCATCATTTCAAGCTTTGCGGTTGTTGAGTTTACATTCATGTCGCTATGCCAGTTAAGTGTTCCGACAGTAGGTGTCAATGGGTCCAGCTGCCGAATCGCAGGATGTTCGTTGCTACTGGCCCCATAGGTTCCGACGGTTCCTGTTGTTGCTGAAACTGCGGCAACCTCAACTGTGAAAAATTCATCCGCCCCAACACCAACTGCAACTGTTTTTGACGTTTCTGCCGCCGTGAGTGTTCCAGAGTTGACGAGATGCCCTGAAGAGTTTTTTGTTTGCCATTTATAGCTAGCAATCGCATAGGTTCCACCTGTTGGTGTTGATCTAGTGAACGTGGCCTGGGTGGTGTTGACGCTATTGACTGTTACGCTTGGCGCGAGGTATGCCTTCTCAACATCGGTTGATGTCGTCGCAGTACCTGCCGTACCAGCTAAACCGGATGTTGCAGAAACTGCTCGAACTTCGACCGTATGTGCGGCATTATGCACCAGACCAGTGATTATGTAGTCGGTGCTAGGCGACATAGGTGTTGTTGTAAACCCTGATGTCAGCTCAGTTGCACCACGATACAGACGGTACTGATAGTAGGATACCGCATAGGTCCCGCCACTGGAAGCCGCGAAGCTCCACTTTAGTTTGGTAGCATTTAGTGGATCGACGTCAGAATCAAGCTGAGTCAATGTTACGACTGGAGCGCTATTTGCTACTTCGGCAGAAGTTGTGGCGCTAGCTGAACTTGATGCCGGACCAGACTGTCCCGTTACATCAACTCCGCGCATTGTTATCGAGTGGGCGGTTGATGGTATGAGTCCACTAATTGTGAATGATGTTGCGGAACCACTAATCGATCCAGTGTACGCGGCACCATTTAAACTGTATTCAAAGTAAGAGATCGTAAATGAACCGGTTACTGCAGTAAAATTCACAACAACCGTAGTTGGGGTTACGCTTGTACTATTGATAGTTGGTGCACCCGGTGGCATGCCACTGGTGAGCCCCAAACCGCGTGCAGCAGTTGCGCCGAAAGAAGCAAACAGGGGCATATTAGGTAGCAAACCTAGTTCTAGAGGCGAAAACCGTATAATTATCCGCAGTAGTGCGTACAATTGTGTAGGTATATGCGTCTGTTCCCGCACTGGTGTTTGTGGTTCCGGGAGTAATGCCACCCTGCCATAACGTAGTTACACTTGATGCGCTAGTGATGGTGATCGAACTTGAATACCCCGCGCTTGATCCAACTTTTACTATGACAACTATTGTTACAGCTCGTCCATCAGCGCCGAGAAGCGTGTTGATGTTTGCATTTGTAAAAGTTGGCGTCCATGTGGTGGTAACTGCTGTAGATGGATTGTAAAAGAAAGCAGTGGAGCTAGTTGGATCAAGCGACAACACACCAGAAGGCGATGACGTAGAGTAGCTCCACTGCTCTATTGCTCTACTCAGAACAGATTGGTTAATTGTTGAGGTGGAAAGAGTAGCGGAGTTGATTACTGGTGATGTTAGGGTTTTATTTGTGAGGGTTTGAGTTGCGGTAGGCGTCACTGCTTCTGCCCAAACGACGGCCGAAGCGGTACTTGAGAGAAAGTAACCGTTTGTGCCATTAAGTATTTTGTCAACGGTGACCGCATCGTCGGCCAGTCCTACAGTTGCTACCTGTCCCCATTTGAGACCTGGGCCTACCGCGCTGTCGGCAATAAGAACAGTACCGTTTGTGCCCACCGAAAGCGCGACAACTTCTCCGGCCCCCACTGTGGGGTCAAAGGTTGCCAAGTCACCCTGTTCTGTTGTGACGAATCCACCAATCTCCGACTGAGCTGCCAGCCTAACCCAGTTAGTGCCATCGTAATACTCTGGAGCCCCAGCTGTTTCTATGTATCGTACGGCGCCATCATCGGGAGTAAAACCAGAGTTTGTGTAGGCGGCTGTATCAGCAAACACAAGTACCGACTGGTTCATCAAATAGCCATTTACCTCCGATGCAGTAAGTACGGCATTTGCTTGAAATTCTTTCCATCCAGATCCTGAGTCAGCCATTTTTGCTCCTTAGCCGAGTGATGCCTTGGACAGTTTACCCAACGCAACGCTATTTAATGTAAATTCGAATAAATTTTCAGACGAATGAGTGATTTGGTAACCCATTGGTTTACTGTATTCAAGTAGTTCAAGTATTGCTTCCGATGATCTGGATGCCGTCCCATCCTGGTCGTCGACAGCAGCACAAGTTCCACTTGAAACAGTCACAGTTGAGGTTGTTGCGTTGACGACATCGAATGTTGTGGCTGTCACCGAAGTGACGGTGAAGGTTCCATTATATCCAGACGGCGCCAAACCGGTAATTACAACAATATCCCCACTAGAAAGATTGTGGGCCGATGATGTTGTGTATCGCACGGAGCCCGAACTTGGCGTCGAGGGGGTCACTGCGCTGATTGTCGAAGTGGATACGGTTGTTGTCGCGTTTGCGACTACGAAAGTGGTCGGTGTTGGGGCAGAGGTAACCTCAAACGTCCCGTTATATCCACTTGCAGAAAGACTCCGAATTGTTACAGTATCCCCAGCTGTAAATCCGTGAGCCGAGCTTGTCGTGTATGTCACCGATCCAGATGTCGGTGACGATGGTGCGACACCAGTGACAACTGAGGCCGGATCGGTGTCGGCTGTTTCGCGAGCGAGGGTAAGGACATGTATTTGCCATGGGTCATCTTGATAAATTGGCAGAACCGCTATTGATCGCATATCTACCACGGACTTGAGAATTTGTGTACTAACAGCAGTATTTTCTGTTCCATCAGAATTAAGTTTTTTAATTTCTGGGTAAAACTCCCCAGCAACATAGACGTTGTTTTCGTCATCGAGAACGATTGATGTGACCTCATTGGCCGAAGAGGAGCCAAAAAATGATGAGGATAGGTTTGAATTGAATCTTGAGTCTACAGTGCCATCATCAAGTAGACGTGCACAGTGATTCGCAGGCTCAGTAAAAGCCCCACCCAGCACGATCTTATCATCACCATCAACCGCAACCGTGCTGACCGAATCGTCTATGAAATACGAAGACGTCACTATGTCCACAAATGTTGTGTCAATCGTGAAATTGAGACTATATGGCGTTACCTTCCAGAACGTTCCAGAGTTGCTTGTTCCCTCCGTAACCGCAACAATAGGTTCGGCAAGTACTTTTGCTTTCGTGTTTAGATCTGTTGCGCGTGTAAACGATGTTCCAGAATAGACATAAACACCATTTTGTTCACGTCGCGCCGAAGCCGAACCCGTTACTTTGGTAGGTGTATCGGCATACGCCTGAACCACATCAAAGGTAGTCGATGTAACAGCATCAATTTCATACGTTTGATTATATTGACCTGGGGCTATTCCAGTAATGATTACATAATCATCTTCAGCAAATCCATGGGCAGCCGATGTTGTAAATCTAACTTTTCCTGATGTTGGGGTGTTTGGGGCGACAGCAGTAATTGATGCAGTTAGTTCCTGATCTTTGACAAGGACCCTATCTCCATTGACAAGTGCTTGGCCATCTATGGTTGAGGAAAATGAGGCAAGGTTGATTCCAGTTGTTGTGGCTAGTCTCACTGGGGCAATCGTATTTCCAATTGTTTGCGAAAAGTCCGTATCTTCCGCACCAGTCGATAGGAGTCGCGCCACGTAACGTGTTGGTTTAGTGAATTCGCCGACGACAATTATTTTCCCATCAGACTGAACGGCTATGTCGTTAACCTGTCCGTTCAGGACGGTCGCCGCATTGGCAGTGAACGCCGTATCTTCGGTGCCATCTGAATTAAAGCGTCCTACATAGTTGGCGGGATCGGTAAAGGATCCACCGATCAATACCTTGTTATCATCCTGCAGATGAATACACAGCACCTCACCATTTATGTTTGTTGAAATATTTGAATTGAACTCAGAAACAACTGATCCAAAAGAATTTATTTTCTTTAAATATCGTCCGGTACCGTTAGTGAAATTTCCTCCGACGATTATATTGCCATCGGAAAGTATGGCAATATCGTTGACGGATGATCCGAATGTAGCTGATGCGTCGAAAGTTTCATCACTCGTGCCATCTAGATTCAGGCGCACAATGCGTGTCGCTGACGCTCCATTAACATTGAGAAAATCTCCACCACACAATATCTTTCCATCATCTTGTGCCTTGACAACATAGATGTCGTCGTCAAATCCGGTGCCCTGATTGTCGTCAAACACATGATCAAACGTGCCGTCATAGTTGAACTGCCACAGATATCTCGCCACCGAACTTACGGAAACACCACTCCTGATCGGTTTGTTCGCAGCAACGATTCGGCCATTAATCGATCTATCTATGGACGAAACTCGACCACAAAGGGCTAGTGCTGCTGTGGCGATAATTGAATCAGTGCTTCCAGATTTCATGCCAAGACTTCTGGTAGCAAGCTGCCAATACTTGAACAACTCTATATCAATATTTGATGTGCTGAGTTTCTTCTGTAGGGTACTGCCAGAAAATTGACTCAGCCACTCAAGATATTCAGAACTTACGTGCAGTGGATCTACCAGGTCGCTATTGGCCCACTCCTCTAGTCCATCTGCCGAGACGGGAAGTTCTTGTAGTGAATACGGGAACACATCTCGGTACTTGACCAAAGTCTGATCGGCAGAGTAGGTGAGGGTATCAAGTAGTTTATAGAAAGAGTATTCGGGGTCTTGTTGCTGATCCATGTCCCAATAAAAGTGTGGAATGTACTTTGCTCGTGCATTCTGAATAAAGTTATTCGCACTCCATCCATAATTATTTACGAGTGTTGGATAGGTCATGTAAAAAGGCTGCTGATTATGGCCGGAAATTACAATCTTCAATGAAACGGTATCGGTTTTTCGTCCGGCAGTTTCTGGGGAAGTAAACAAGTCACTTTTGGTAAGGCCATAAACATCAATAAATGACACAAGTTCTATTCCGAGGTGCGTTGACTCACTCTCGTTTTCGCGAAAAATTGTACTTTGTACCGTTAGTCGGTCCGTGGACGACTTCACGAGTGAGTGAAACTGAATTGTGTGTTCGTTGAATATGTCAACAAGCTCTACGTCGTCAAGATAGAGGGAGACAGTTGCGGTTCCTGTCGGAACGACCTTAAGGGCGTAGTGGGTGATGTGCTTCTGGTTATTCGCAACAACTGATATTGTGGCATTGTCTGCACGCCAGCCAGAATCATAGCCATTTGTCGGCACCAGAGAATCGTTGGCGTCCAGTGCCGAGAGATCACTAAAAAGAGGGATAAGGTTCGGTGTCCTTGTCATTCTAAACAGCTCTTCCGGTTGCCTTCACCATTACTGCGCCCATGAAGCCATTGTTTTGAGCCGAATAAGTAGACGTAATGTCCGAATATGTGGCTTGCAGTGTTCCTATTGCATCACCAGCCGTGGTTAGTGTCGATACCGCAAAAACATCACCAGATAATGTCGACCCGCCTGATACCAGAATTCCTCTATCTATGACGAAATTTATTTCGTTGTCATAGTCTGTCGCCCTTGTCAGGACCCAGTTTGTGGAGCCGCTTCCGACCGTCGTGACAGTATAGATGCCGTTTTGAGCAGCACCTGCCTGATTCTTTACGAGGATTCTGTCTGATACGCTTACTACGCTGCCGTCAATTTGCAGGGCCGCCTGAGCGCCGCTATTGGTAAGTGTCGCGCCGACCCCACTGGTGCCATTGCTGTAAGTAGCAGTGAGGCTTGCGGTTGTTGCGCGGGCAACCGTCTTGGAGGCCTTTCCAACTATGGGTAGGGTCGCTTTGTATAGGAATTCGAGATCGCCATTGCTGTTGAGGGAATACCCCGATGGGTAGTCAATAATACTTACTCGGCCAACAGACAATACTCCGTCTATCGATGAGGCCACAGATGCGATATAGGAGGTACGTAAATGCTGCTCAGCCAGGGGAAATGTTTCCCTACTCACGGCATTAAATACGAATTCCTGAATAAGTCGGACCATTATTTCCTCATCCATGGAATCGTCATAAATAACTTCGATCTCAATGTCTACGCTTGCTTCGAAAAAGTCATCGATACCAACCGACAGCCCGGCAGTTGACTTAGCGGCAACATCGGCAGAAATTTCAATTTGGTCAGCTGACTGCAAAAGCTGCTTGTTGCCATAGGCGTAGATTGTGATGTACCCAGTGTCCGAAGAGCCGCCAATACGCGTAGACTCCCCAGCTCCAGTCTCGTCGTACTTTGTCAAGTCAACAACGTAGCATCTTCCAACACTCTCATAATTGGCAAGTACATAGGACTGAACCTGCTTCGCGGTAACCAACGTTTCATTCAGGGACGAGAGAAATGTCCTCGCTCTACTTAAATAGGTTACGTCTGATTCTGGCTCAACACCATTGACGAATGGGTAAGTGGCATCAGGCGGATCGGGAATGCTGATCGTTTCGGCAACTACGACTGATTCTAGTCCACTAACGATGCTCAGCGATACAAATACATCACCTGCAGTCAAGACCGGATGGAGTCCAACATTTTGCGAATAGAGAATTGCTTGCTCGGTCTGGGGTGTCGTGATATGCCCCGGAATTATTACTTCTTCCGCTAATTGGAACGTATATTGAGCAGACACTCCCGCAACAGTCTCCGTATATCCGAATACTGTCCCTGCTGGTATTACCGTCTCGTCATCGTTGTCTCTGGCCGTCATATCAACAACAACCCTGGCCCGTGTACCAAAGCGGCGCTCCATGCCCACCATCTTGACGAGACCCTCCATAAGTCGCGGAGGCAGTCTATTGATTGTCCCGACAGAAAGAGCCGACATATAGGAAAATGCTTGAAATAGCGCGTCCTCTGGAGTCCCCTGCCTTAGGGTGAATTCCGGCAGGGTGCGTCTAGCTAGGTCTATTGCCCCCAGATAAATATCGACAGGCTGTACGTCGTAAATTGTGAGGTCAACATATTGACTAAAGTCAGCAGCCATTATTGTCTTCTCCTAAATGAGAATGAAATATTGCTATTTCCCTGCTGGTCGATGGTGTTCTCGACCTGAAGAATCTGAATCTCGGGCACGTAACGTGAAGCATTGATAACAAACTGACCACGATCTGCCATATTGAATGTTGGGTCATATACTCCGAAGTCTGGAGTAATTTTCAGTACGCCCGGTTCCGTTAGTGCTGCGATGCTCATCATCTGTTTATAGTAGTCATCACTACCATCTTCGAGTTTTTTGAATCCATAGGTATCGAATTCAAGTGGAAATTTTAATGCGTCCATAGAGACCAGCCATCCAGATCTAAAGTCCAATACACATGATACTTTATTTTTCTGTCTGGTTGTCCATGTCCTTGTATTGCGATAGCGCCATCTTTAGAGAATAAATGGTTGCTTCCAGGACAGCAATTCTCTGAGCTTGGGCCGTTATCTGTGTTGATAACGATTCGATTATTTTATTGACGTCAATCTGTACATCATCCATTTTGGGCCTCCAGGGCTGAAATCTTCTCGGTCAGTTCGGACACCTTAGCATCAAGTTCCTTGATGGCCGCGACTGCTGCTGACAGAATCTGAAGAGTACTAATGCTTTTAAGTTGTACTCCAGTTCCACTTACCGCGGAAGGAATAACCTCGTATACCTCGTCAGCAATAAAACCCAACATTTCATCGTATGGGTCATTATCGCCGAGGATTGGTTCACCCAGGTCGCTGAAACTGACGATGTCAAGCGGGTTAAATGTCACCGGTCTTAGGCCTCTTATGGCCGATAAGCCATTTAAATATGCAGTTACATTAGTTTTTAGGCGTCTGTCGGAAAAGTTGGCGGCCTGTGCAGAAATAACATTGTCAACGGTGCAGTTGACAATTGGGTTTGCCCACCTGAAGCCAATATTATTTGCTGTACCACCACCCACCGTTGCGCCGGTATAAGCAATCCCACCCCCACCACCACTAGTCGTTCCAGATGAATCGGCATATGAGGCCGTAGATGCAGACCCAGCAGAATCTGCATAACCAACGTGAGTATCGGCGTGAGCGGAATCATCGTAATACCCGTAAAGCCTCCATCTGCTACCAGTCCAATAGGTTTGCACACTGAAGGCAGTGTTATCATCACGGCGGTACAACCTAGTAGGCCCAGGCCTATTTGCGCTTGCCCACATGCCAGTCTGACCAGTAAGATTGGAAGATGCTAGACCACCGGAGAATGTTGTTGCAGTCACCGTTCCTGGAAAAGAAGTATTGCCGCTACCATCTAATATAGTTGCTGTCCTGGTTAATGAAGAAAATATTCCCGTGTACTGTCTTACGTAGATGGGTTCAGTTCCGTCGTCTGCCGTTGCAATTTCTACATAGCCAGCATTGCTTGCTGTTCCACCAATTCTTATACGGAACATGTCATTGTCTGCCATGTTTCCGTATATTAAATCGGCGGTGTTTGTCCCAGTAACAGTTTTTATCAAAGTACCATTGATGGCATTTGTTACGGTGAGTCCAGTTAAAGTACCAACACTAGTAATTGATGTTTGAGCCGCACCAGTAACGGTGGCAGCAGTACCCGAAACATTTCCTGTTACGTTGCCTGTTACGTCGCCTGTTAACGCACCAGTAAAAGCGTTAGCAGTAACAGTTCCAACTACCTGAAGCGCCGTTGAAGGAGAAACTGTACCGATACCAACACGGTTATTGGTTGCATCAACGCTCAGGGTATTTGTGTCAATGGTCAAGTCGCCACTAACGACCAATGACGTCAGGGTGCCCAGCGACGTTACATTGGGGTATGCGCCACTAATCGCCGAAGCAGGGATCGTGCCATCAAGTATGCGCGAGCCATCGATATATAGCGAGTTACCAAAGAGCGGATTTCGATTTGACATCATTCGATCCTATTGACAAATCCGGTAATGGTAATAAGGTTTCCCGTACCAGCAAATGCCCTAATCGAACGCGCAGCAGAACCAGTTCCAGAGATGATGAGTCCGGGAGAAATGAGCGATAGTCCAGTCTTGCTCGGAATTGGAGCTTTGATGTGATTATCAGGGCTTGTTGTGCCCCCAAACTCGATAGTGAGTTCAATTGAGCCCGCATGGGAGTTGTAGGCATATAGCCAAATCTCATCAAGAATATCGGCAGATATTTCCGTCTCGTGGATTAGGGTCCCTGGAGATGAGGTTGCTGCAACCTTAATAGCGGTTCCGCCGGACGATGCAGATAGGAGCTGTTTTGTATAGGTTGTCATGATGATCCCTAGGAAAAGATTTGATTTGCAAGAATTATGGACGAGTCTATCCCGCCGGACTGTTGGTATGGTCCAAAAACTACCATTTCACGCTGCTGCCCATCGAGAAATCCGCAAATTACTTTATCCAACTTCTGGACCGGCCTAATACCCTGTATGACCTTGCAATTTTCAATTATTATATTGAGTTTTGCAATAGACACAGAAACCGTACCATTGCTATTTATATATCTCACTTTTCCGATGTATGTTTCATTGGGCTTAGTGGGATGCTGGGATCCCTTCGTTGTCGAAACTTGCCTCATGTCAGCCATTGGTCATCCTCCAAGTCACCTAAAGTCACTTACTGTTGGGGCGGTGGCCTTAAATATCTCGCCAACCTGGAACGGAATAATCTTCCCATCTTCACGTTCAGGGCTTGCAAATGAAATGCTTACCGGGTTCCGTGATAGATGATCAAACGACACTTCGGTGATCAGGAATGGCCTGTTTTCAAACATTGGCACCCCAAACATCAAAACTGTCATGCCTGGCCTCAGGGCCGAGCCTGAAACATAGTCAATCTCAGCACTGCCATCAGCTGCCAACGGGTCATCCTCTGATTGGCGCAGCTGTGGACACTGGTGGAGTCTAAGGGCTCCTTTGATTGATTGAAAAATATTCCGGAGTTGTGGAGAAGAGCTGGCTATGTCGGGAGGCCACTCCAGGGGAACTATGTTGAATGGACGAATTTGGGCCTTATTGGTCTGTGGATCTACGTAATCCAAATTCAATTGATGAGCCCCCCATTTCCCTATGAGTCGATACTGGGAAACAAAATACAATATTCCGTTTGATTCAAATAGTAGATATTTGGCATCACTAGCCAAGTTCTCAAGAACGGTCCAGGTCGAGTCGGCCTGCTGGTCGCCGCTTGCCTTATTTATTTGCTTATTTTTTGTTGTGCGCTGCACTGCATATCTCAACTTATATTTGTTAGCGACAGCAATCACCCAGTCGCTTCCGTTTGCCTTGATTGCTCCAGGGTTTTTGTCGCGACGCATCTGCTGGACGGCCTTGGTTCGCATTTCAATAGTTATTGTTGGCGATGATCCTGGACCTGGGCCGACCTGGACTGAGGCGATCTCAAGCGATTGAACTAGCCACTTTTGGTCAACACGATAGTCAAATGATGCATTTCCGTAAAACTCGCCCTGGATGTCCGCGGGACCAATCCACGATGTTGTCTTGTAGATGACGTCACGACCAACAACGAAGTAGTTATTTCTAGTGTATGTGAATCCTGGATCAAGTATTGTTGCAGTTACCTGAGTCACCATAGTCATTGAATAGCTTACATTTAGCGACAAAATGGCGTTGTTGATATCGTACATAGTGCCTGACGATAGATCGCCTATCTGCAAGTCCCAATCATAATCAAGATATCCAGGAATAAATGTTTCATCCGACATGTAGATACCTCATGTTTGGATCAGAAGAACACTCTCGATTGGCTTCGAAAGGTACTCTGTCCATAGGTCTGGCCTTATTGGCGTTCGTCCAGCCGTGCTCCCAGGTGCTGGTGTTGTTGTCTGCAATGGAAGTGGATTTAGTTTGTAGGCTACGGATCTTTCTACGGGAAGCTCAATCAGCGAGATATTTACCTGAGCAACGGAGATCAATGACGGAGGTCCCTCGGTTCTTCTTTTTGCGGTAATTCCTAGGTCACTTATTGCCCAAGCGCATGGCGCGCCAGTTGTCTGAGATTGCTGTAACTGTATATTGAAAATATCGTCTAGTCCATATACGACAATCGGGGATGGTCGCGTCGCTATGCGGCGGAGCAATTGTATCCTATCTTCGATATCAATGTTGAGTCCATCGGGCACAAAGCTATTTCCTTGTCCATTATTGACGGAACGTTGGCCCGCAATAAGGAATGTCATCTGCACCCTACTTAGTCCATATGACTGCCATTCAATCAACGGTTCACCAAGTGTTCGTGGAATTTCATTCCATGATGATCCACCAAGAGTGTAGGAAATGGTACTAGGCACGTAGTCAAAATAGAATGACTCCTCTACTCGCTCACCAGAGGCGTCGGTATAGGCTTGTCGCAAGTGAGGCTTGATTGTCGATTGATTAAGTTTACTCATTGCGTCTATGTCGACGAGCTGTGACCCAGATGGCAAACGTATCACTACCGTTTGCTCGCTGTTGGAGTAGTCAATTGGCGTTGTTGGTGTACTGGATGGGGCAGAAACTCGACCAGATGAGCCAGTTCTACCGCCGCCGATTCCGGTTGAGTTGGACCCTGGCAAGCTGAGGGCCTCTAGCTTCTTCATCACCGCGGCCGTTATGCCGAATTCCGCATTGGCAATAGTGGCTGGAGTAAATCCCCTTTTGTCTAGCGCCGCCCTGACAACCTCATCAAAGTTTGTATGCCAGTTAGCGTTGGCCCAGGGATGACTAGATACTGGTAGTTGTAGTGTGAGGTAGTCATTAACTCGTACATCAAAATACTTGACGCCTAGATCTGTCCCCACTGGCGGTGGGGCAGGGGTTGGGCTTCCGTAATTTGGTTGCTCCGGCCCTGGTATGAATCCAGGATCAAGTTCTTTTTGTGATTCAATCCACTCGCGCAGCTGAGTAGATGTTTTGTATAGATAAGGTGACCTATCTTGCGTCAGGAAAAGCCACCTATAACCGCCTTCTGTTGACCCATATGGTTTGGGAGTGAACTGATTCCAGAACATATACGGAACTCTGGATTCAAGAGAATCTTGAGAGTTGACCAAATCTACTTTAAATAATTTTACCGCGCTATAGATCTCGGTATCCTTGTTTTTAACCAAACCCCATAGACCCGTTGACCACAAGCGGGCAATACTAACTTCATATTGAACCCCCGAACCTCTGGCTGTTGTTCCGACATTACCATGAGTTGTTAACCTAAGCATGTCGACATATGATCTTCCATCTCGCGCACTGAATGATACCGGTGGTTCACCGGTTAATTTAAATGTGCCATTGCGATTCAAGGAGTAGATTTGATAATTAGGCCACTCTCGCTTGGTGTTTGATGTCGGAGGCATGCTTATTACCTATCCTGTTCCAATTGTCAGTTGTGAATCATTAGTAAAAATTTGCGTATTCGGTTGTGGCAGGTAGTCCGTCCATAAATCTGGTCTTTGGGGGGTGACGGGGCCACTCTTTCCGCTTGTTGGGACAAGCTCATCAAATGTTGGCGGTCGGATGTTTATCAATACGGCATTTTCTACGATAATTTCATTGAGTGTAATACTGCACTGGGCCGTCGTAATGTGTGATGGATTTGTCCCCTGTCGCCTAATGGCCTCAATAGCCAGGTCCGCTATGACAAACTGCACGGGATTATTATTAAGCCTGGCTGCCGAATTAGACAACAAGCCATCCATGTTGTAAATGGTCACCGGTTGTTTTGATTGGTACATTTTGCGCAGTAAGGTAATTTGCTCATCGACCGAAACAAAAAGTCCATCAGGGACAGTCGTTTCGCCATCCTGACGAGTTGCCGCGATTAGAAAAGAGAACGACACTTTCATTCGCTGAAATCCTTGGAAATCAACAAATGGTATGTTTTTCGCACGCGGAACTTCAGTCCACTGAGCGCCGAGAGAACTATATTGTATGTCTGTTGGGATGTACGGAAAAACATACTTCAGTGTCGCTTGCTGAGTCGACCACCTAATGAGCCTACCGGTCGCCTCGTCGAATATTATTCGGTCTTCCTCTCTGATTGATTTTCCATTTTGGAAATCTGTAGCCGTCCGTACTGGAGAGTTGGTGACGTATTGAATCATCTGTGGTCGCGTATCGGTATTTTCAAGCGCCTTGGGTGTTGTGTATGAACTGCCAAATCGAACGATTACTTTTGATTCAACAGATGGTTTTGGCGTAATGCCAAAATCTACAACATTCTTGCTCGACTTATTACCCCCTCTGCCGCCCCCTCCACCCCTGGTGGTATTTGCGTTTGTGGTAGCAGCATTAGACCCGAAACCCGTAGGAAGTGTTTTTATTTCTGCCTTAGGATTATCTCGGAAAAACTGATTAATGTATGATATGCTAAATCCCTTGTCTTTGAGGGCTTTCGCAATTGCGGCCCTAATAACCAGGTAGTTGTTAGCCCGCGTTTGTGGTGGGATATTTACGGTAAGGAAGTCTCTCACGCCTGCAGTCCGGGTGCCAAGCGAAACCAAAACCGTGGAAGGGAGTGGTGCCGTGCTGGTTGTGCCAAGGGTGAAGGTCATTGCTGTAATTAGCTTATTTTCATTGAAGGCTCGACGCTCCTCTGGGCTAGTGATTGCTGCCTTTATTGCTGCCCTTGCTGCTACATCCCCATAATTTGGTTGATCAACCCCTTCTTCAAGAAGCCCATCCTTGGCCTCTGCCCTCACATCGATGCCTGAGACTGTTGCAAATTTGCCCATATCAATAAATACTGAGTGAAGTTTGCTCTCATCTGGTAGTTCAGCAAAACCCGGTCCTGGATAGGTCCATAGTTGACTATTGAGTGCGTGAATAGTTTCACTTGGAGATTGTTTGAAAAACGTATAGACCCAATATAGTTCTGGTTTTTGTTTGGGGTCAGGAAACGTTCGTATGGTTTTTTCTTTTATTTGCGGTTTGTAGTGTTCGTAGTTCTTCTCTGTCATAAACAGTGGTGCTGTCCAGAATTTGGCCAGTGCTCCGGAGGTTGGATTAGGTACGGCTTTTAGATCTATTTCGGGATCAAGATTTTTGAACGTTGCCGAACCAGGAATTCGTACATATGTTGTTCCAGATTCTTCATGAACACCAAGAACCTGTACGTGGGTAGAGAAACGATAATAATATCCACTACTAGAGGGCATTATTTACCCCTTCGCTCGGACATGGATCTCTCGCTTGACCGCATAATTGCGATTACCTCATTGGCAAGCTGCTGAGGATTCTTGTTATATCCATTGATATTAATTACATACTGACCAGCACTAGATCCCATTGATGAACTAGATACCCCTGGGTCGTTGTTGACAGAAGCAGCAACTGGTGTTGACGAGTCGCCCATCGGACCACTTGGTGGCACGACATGCAGGTGACGTGAGCCATTGGATCCATGGAACTCAGCAAAACCACCCGCTGCCTCTACTGAGGTTTTATACATCCCAAGATTTTGACCAGTCAAATCAAGTGCTCGACCCGTGACATGATCTGAGTTTATTGAGCCAACATCAAAATCCCTAACACCCGATGTTATCTTGCGCTTTCCGGAAATCAGAGAGTCAAAGTAGGAATGATTAACATATGTTGACTTAAACCTGCTACTCGGAGTATCACCACGGGGAGTCGCAGTATCACCTCCTGTTGATACGTTCACTGTTGTGGCCGCAACGGTCATATTGGTAACCTTTAGGAGGTTACCAAGATTTTCTGCGAATTGATCAAGTGCGATATTTACGGCACCTAGAGCATCTTCCGTAAGCCCAAGTATCTGAGTTAGTTGCTCGCCCGTCTTTGACGCTACGTCACCCTCGTCGATTGCTGCGCTGAGTCTACCGACCTTTAATCCAGATATCGCAAAAATAGCCTCAGCAAGACCCGCGCCAGTTGTAATATTCTTCAGATCAGGGTTTTTGATTGGATCAAGGAATGTGATAAGTTCCTGGTACTTGGCATAGTCTGTCATTGCCAAATTCGCACCCATCCCCGCCAAGTCACCATCTGCCGCTACACCCAGTTCGGACAGCTGGGAATTAATTATGTCCTGTAGTCCCGTACCTGCAACACCTAGACCCTCGTCCTGTATCATCTTTAGGACCGCTTGCATTTCTGGAGTCTGGAATAACGCTGCAGTATTCGGCGACAGGACACTTGAGAAATAGCTTCCCTGCGCAAATCCGGCACCACCTGGACCTATCTGCTTGCTTATCTCTAGCAAGGCTTGGAGAGAATCATTGCCATAATATTGAGTCATGAGGGGCATTACTTGGGATAAGAAATCCAATCCATGCTGCTCGGTTAGGGGGCCAGCTTGGCCTGCCTCATATAACGCCGCTGCTGCTTGGTCAATCGCGGCAGGGGCCGCAACCTGCTCTTGACGTTTGCGAATTCTGTCCATGATATTGGCTTGAGCATCAGCACCCCGCTGGAAAAGTTGTGCTTGCGTGTTTATTAGCCCCTCACCAATTGATTTGAACATCTCGTCAAAACCGACCCTAATATCAAATAGGTTCGTTCCGGTTTCTTTCGCAAGCGATAAAATTTCTTCTTCGCTCTTGTTGTAGGCCTTTGCCAATGCCTGAACAACGCTCGTGTACCTATCAGTAGCTATAGCTTGTACGCTTGTATTAATCGTACTCTGCTGCGACATCGTATTGATTCCAGTACCGATGCTCCCAAGAAGCTTATCTAATTCTTCCTGGTTTTTGATGTACTTGGACATCTCGCTGCTTTTATCATCAAAAAGAACTTGCAGATACTCTTTTGCCGCATCCTTTCCCTGGGTGTCGTATATTCCCTTGAGCGAATCAAGCTCCTTATTGAAATCCGCCAATGGTGCGGCGGCAGTTTCTAGCGTCTTGCCTATGTTTGATGTAGTTAGCGCGGATACACCCTGCTCCAAAACGCGACTATTTATGCCGTCATAAAACGCGGCAGTTGTGTCGGCAACGATTCTCTCGGCGGCTTTTTTGGCTTCCTGCTTGCGACGCTTGTTTTTATTCCACCAAGCTCCGATGCCACCTATTAGGGCACCGCCAAGGGCGCCAATTACTGCACCATATGGGCCAAATTGTGCTCCCAAGGCAGCGCCGCCAGCAGCACCCATTCCAGCCCCTGCGAGTGCGTTTCCTGAAGCTATGCCTCCACCAATACCGGCCACGCCAAGGCCCAACATTGGATTAATTGCAGAAAGTGCCGAGCCCAAGGCCAATGCCCCTTGCATCTCTTTGGGTGCGACGTTGGAAAGCATTCCCAAAGCCATGGACGACCCCATGTTCATGGCCATGCTTCCGCCAGTAAAACGTCCTTTTTGTCCCGTTTCGTAATCACCAAAGTTTTTCTTATAAGCGATACTCTCTCGTGGCTTTCTAAATAAGTTGCCAGCAAGAGTTTTCATTCTTCCCGGATTGACGTCCTGTATTAATCCGGCCGGATTAGTTTGGCGCATGAATTTACGCTTCCCACCCGGTTCGTATTTCGTCATCGGAAGACCAGTTTTGGGGTCCATTAATAGGTTGCCCTGGGGGTCAAACTGAACCTCCTGGTATTTCATTTGTGCTTCACGCATGGTTTTTGGCTGGAATAATGGATCGTTTTTGGCTTGGTCAAATGTTCTCAAAAACGAAGCAGTATCCCCCTCATATCGCATTTTCCCCTCCATGAGACCCCTGAATCCTCGCATCCTTCTTTGTGCTGCAGGATGTGCTGGGTTGGTTGATGACCGCGAACCCCCTGGGGTGTAGCCGACCATATTATTCGCCAGGCTGGTTGCTTGAGCTCTGGTAAGGCTTGGGTCGGCCGCCATTAAACGACGCCGGATATCGTTTCTTTCCTGTGCCTGCGCTGCTAATGGACTTTGCGACATACCACCAGCCGTGCTGCTCTTGGAACCAGCTGGTCCGATTCCGTACATGCCTGTACCTGGAGTTCCCGGTGGCATGATGACGCCACCCGCTCCCCCATATGCGTAACCACCATTAGGCCTAGACGCAGGTGGGGTGTAGCCAGCTGGCTGGCCCGACATCCCGCGACCAGCATTGGGGTTTGTCTGGCCCGCAGCCGTCGCCCCAGAGAGCGTAACGCTTCCCGCTGTCACCTGCATATTTTGTGTGCTCATTTGATTGGGGATAAGCTCACGCTGCTTGATGAAGCCGCCAACATTTTTCGACATTGACTTGCCGCCAGAGAGCAGGGACATAATCATGAATAGTGAGCCAAAGCCACCACCACCGAATAGGCTTCTAAATCCACCGAGCAGGCTAAAGACGGCATCGAGCATTAAGGCAATTCCATCAATCATTTTGTTTAAGAATGGCAAAACATCAAAAAACATTTCACGGAGAGTGCGCCCATATTCTGCGAGAACATTCAACAGCTTGCCGATCTTTGAGCCGAATGCAACAACTTCGTCGCTGTTGTCGACAAGCAGTTTGTTTGTGTGACTAAATATGTCGTTTTGACCTTTGAGCTCTCTTCCGAGGGCCTTGAACATGTCCATCAAAACCCTTGAGCCATCAATCATTGGCCTAAGTGATTCAACCATCCTGTTCCAGCCAAGCATGAATCTGTCCCACCAGTCCCCAAGTCTGTCGAACATGCCCTTGGTGGCCGGTAGATATTCGCGCATGATTTTAACGAACAGGTTTTCTAGTCTCTCCATTCCAGAGATGAGGCCCTCAAAGAAAGAGCCATTGCCGAACGCAACTAGATCTGGGACGACGCGCACGAATCCACGTCTAAAAATGTGAACTATTTCCTCAAATGTTTCTTTGGTGGGCTTAAGGAATGCTTGACCAAAATCGGCAGCAAAAGATTTGATTTGGGTAAATGATCCCTTGAACTGGCTGATAAGGGTGCTAGAAACCGTTGCGAACTGTCCTTCAACACCGCCAGCAGCAGCAAGAGTGCCATCAAGTATTGCTGCCTGTAGGCCTTCTTTTGTGGTGATATTGAGCTTTTTGAGAGCTTGCTCCATGGCTGGACCCATAGCCTTGGCAGCTTCTTTGATGGAACTAAAGGTGGCTTTCGGGTCATTGAGCGCCGCAATAAGCTTTCCTGCTGCAGCAGCGCCTGTCTTGATATCCTGACCAGCTGCACCGAAATCCATGAGCGCTTTAAGCATGCGCTGTTGTCCACCGCCATACGTACCGGTCTTGTATATCTCGGCAAGAGCCGCATTAAGGCCTTCCGCACCAACCGTAGCCAACTGGGCGTCGTTCTGCATCATTCGCATTTGAGTGTTGATTTGATTGATGCCCCTACCAAATTCACTCATGTTCGTGCCCCTGTAGGCATACATGGCTGCTTGATGCTCACGAATTGCTGCTGCCGCAATAGTTGCAGCAATGGTTATGCTTGCCAAACCACCCGCCACTAACTTCATGGTGGCGTGATATGCCTTGGCAGTAAACTGGCCAACAGCAAATGCGGCATGTACCGCCATTAGGGCAGCACCCAGGGCCCCAACCTGTATAGATGCAAACTTGGCCGAAAATGAAACAAACTTCATCAGGCCTTTGCCAAACATTTTGATCATCTGATCGACTTGGTCGAAATGTCGTTTCCATACACCAGTAGAGCTGTTCATGAGCTTCTTCTGGTCCTTGAAGTACGCCGTGGCTATGATCGCACTACTGGCGCTAAGCTTCCTAGCTTCACGGCCAATGGACTTCAACTGTTGCTTAAGCCGCTGGAGTTTCTGGGCTCCGTCGACATCGACGTCAATACTAAGTTTTGTATTTTCGTCAGCCATATTGCCGTCCAGTTTTAGGTATTTCTACCTAGCGTTTCTGCCTGGCAAGGCGCTCCTGCTGCTCCCTGTCACGCTGTACTACTTTAGCACAGGCCATCAAAATAAGCCATGTATCCTCGTCTTCGTCCAGTAAATCGAGGGGATTGCAGTGCCACACCTCTCCAAGTCTGGCGGCTGATATGATGAAGGAGTCGTCGGCGAGTTCGTCTACGACTCCGTCGTAGGGTCCGACGTATCGATGGTGTCGCCATAGCCAGCAGCGTCAAGAATTGACAATGCTGCAGCCTCCACGTGTGGCTCCAGTCCGAAAAATGCAATAACGGCATCTGGCACTGGACGACTGGCACCGGTCATGTCGAGGATAGCTGATGATGCAAAGTTGAGTACATAGCCATTTTCATCAAACACCTCGACGCCATCGACAATGATACCAACGGTCGTGTTGCCAACTACGTAGCAAGCAAACTTGGTCGCATCCATGCCATTCTTGGAATCTTCGCCAGAATTCTTTCGCCAAGACCGGAGCTTGTGCTGGGAGATATTGGGGCTGATCTTCAGCGTGACGCCAGGACGCTCGGGAACATCCATGAACTTAACTGGGCGCTCCACCTTTTTGGTGATGCGCTCACGCAACTTATCCAAAACAGTGGGTTCACTGTCGGCGTCTTTGCCCGTAGATGAGCGCTTGGCGGCCGGTGCTGAATCTTCGTAAAGTTTGTCTGTCATACGAAGCAACCTAGCATAAATAGATCATGCTTGCCGCAACTCTGTTGTATTTTTTAATCAGGTAGTAGTGTTGGTGTTGCGCACCGGGGGGCTGACGGACTGGACAGCAAACGTCATCGAGAAGGTGGCGGGTGCGCCCGACGAAGAGTCACCTTCTGGCTCGGTTAGTCCGACTAGAAGTGCCTTCGTGTAGGTACGGTCGGTGCCCTCCACCCTAATATCGCAGTTGTATACCTGAATATAGATATTGTAGTATGCCTTACCCACCAGATTGCGGAGGCTAGATACAAAGAGTCCCATTGTGTTGGCATCCAGCAGGCCGTCATCGAAGTGTGCGGTCAGAGTGATGTCTCCGATTTCAAAGGGGGCGCACAACACCGTAGGTGAACGCTTGCCACCCTCATAAATCTTTTCTACTGAAGCAGTAATTTCACCACCCGAGACCTGAGGGAAAACGAAGTCAGTAGGCGGCTTTGGGTCATTGACATCGACTGGCGAAATCGCGGCCTGAATCTGCCGCTGTGAAATCTTAACTGCCATATATATCTCCTATCAGACTACTGATGCGGTAAGGTTAGACTTAACGATGCTTACCTCGATGGTATCGGTAACGCCAGCGGGTCGTAGACCAACGCGAGCGGTAACAATTCCATCCTTGAGGTTGGTAAGTGGGTTGAGTGCGGCGTCACATTTGATAGTGTAGCCATGGTCAAGTCGTCTGCCATTGGTATCGAATGCCTCGTAGAGGGCGCCCTGGAGGCGTAGTGGCTCAAGTAGCGAGGTTAGTCGTGCCTGAACATCAGCAAATACCTTATTGCGACCGTCGATGGTGCTAAAGAGTAGGTCCTCCAGCTCACGCTCGGCCTGCACAACGACGTAGTTGACAACCTCTATGGCGTTTAGGTAGCGCCAGTTGTCGGTATCTGATGATAGGGCGCGAGCACCATAGACGCGAATCGAATTATTGATGATTCGAATCACGTTTAGCGACGCAGTGTCAAGGGTGTCGGCGTCAGTTTTGCCTACTTCACGCTCGATTCCAGTAATGAATCGTGCCGTTGAGTAGATTCCTGCCCCTGGCTGATGTTGGCCAGTCGTGTTGTGGGCGCGAGCACGAACCCCACAGACATAGCCGTCAGGTGGGATCAGTCTATTGACGCCCGCAGTAGTGGTTGGAGCATACACCCAGGGGTAGTACATTGCGCTACGCTCAAGTCCAAGCCCATCTGTTGCGTTGGCAGTTGCATATTCGGCAACATCCTGTGCGTTGGCGATTGTCGTTGCAGCTGCGGTATGGAGAATCGCAACCCTATTGTTCTCGACAGCATGGTCGATCAGGAGCTGTGGCACTGCACCAACTGCGCCGGTCGTTCCAGAGAACTCTGGGCAAGAAACAGCACCAGTTCCATAGGAACTAACGAAGAGATCAAGTGCGGTTCCCACCTCAGTCGAGGTTCCATCAGTGCCAGCCGCACCGCCAGTAAATGCGGCGAGAGCAGCAGCAGTTGGCAGGGCATCGGTATCGCCGTCTAGTGTTGCAATAACATAGTGCTTGGCAATCAGGTTGGAGTTGATCTTGCCAACGAGCTGTTCAGCGGTGGTTACGTTGCCAGTAGACATGAGTAGCTCATCGTCGTAGTGGATACTTACGTTGATAGCGCCAGTAATCGTTCCGGCAGCAACGGTTACGTCTAGATCATTGCCCCATGTGCCGTAACCATTTGCTGTAAGCAATACCGAGCCAGCAGTGGCGGTTCCATCCGTGTCAGTGGGAGTTGTTGTGGCATTCACCACGGTAAAAGAGGTGGTAGAGGGAACTGCAGTAATGGTGAATGTACCATTGAATCCTGCG